GGTCTAGGTTGGAGAACCGCATAGGGTCTTTGTGTGTCTCCACCTACTATAAAACCTCCCAAGTCGGTTTTGGGAGGTCAGTGGACAGTTTTTAAAGTGGATCAGAGCCCGTATCTGGATTTAGTTGCTATGTAATTTTGTTGGATTTCTGATGCTGTGAGGACACGATTATGCGCTATAAAATTAGATATTCTACCATTCCAATTTCTACCACCACCTCCCCAAGTTCCTAATCTTAAATATTGAGATGAATAATTAATTGGATTTGCTGCTGCTCCACTGGAGTGAAATACTCCATTAATATAAGCACTTGCAACACTATTATTCCAAGTAAATGTAAGAAATGTCCAAGTATTTGCGGTCAAATTAAATACTGATGTACCACTACCATTTGTTGCATTAATACAAGAAAAACTGTATTGATTAGTAGTTGTACTGTTTTGTTGACAAACAAAATTTTGACCTCCGGTATGATTATTATCAAAAATATCCGCGTATTGAACTTGAGTTGAACCTGGATATACCCACAAAGAAATAGTAAAATTGGTATAATTAAAAAATGACCCCAAATTTACATAATCATTCACACCATCAAAAACCAAAGAACCTCCATTAGACCCATTATAAGTTGGATAATTTACTAAAGTTCCATTATTAGAACCAACCAAATCTTTATAAACACTTCCACCATAATAAGATGAAGTAAATGGCGTTGGTGTTGTAGTTCCTGAAGGTACTCTTTCTACTTGTAGTCCATCCCACCAAATATTTTGACCAGTTCCTCCACTATCTGGACCGTCTAATCTTGTATGAATATAAGCAATATCTGCGTTTGCCATAGTAATATAATGACTTACTCTGGTCCATTCAGTCGTTATATTAAAACCAACTGCAGATATTGCTAACCAAGCACCACCAACAAATCCAGTTCCAGCACTATTTGCACCAAAAATAAAAATCTGTCCTGTAGTAGCAACATCTGCTTTCACATATACACTTACAACCCAAGTTTGTCCATTTGCAGCAGGTGCAATATTCCAAACACCAGAGTTATAGCTTCCCAGATGTGGATCATTTCCAGTTACTGCCATTTTCAATGGAGTATTGCCAACTGGAGAACTTATAGTATCTCTTGATATTGTTGATGCGTTTCCTGAACTACTATTATACCAAGCAAAAATATCAGTAGAATACTGAAACTCATTTTGAGAGTATGATTTCTTATTTGCAGCGTCTAATGCAAGAACTAGTCCACTTTCTAAAATGTCTGGACCGGAGAACGCACCCATTTTTAAGATTTTATTAGTATTTAGGTAAGACCAAACCTCCCTCTTAATGCATTATAGTTTTGTGTTAATTCAGTTGTAGATAAAATTCTATTATAAACATAGATGAATGAAACTTCGCAAGTTGAATATTCTGATGCTCCTCCTCCCCACCTACCAACACTCAATCCATTAAATCCTGCTGACCCTGAAGTTGAGTTTGAAACTTTAACAGCATTATTTACATATAAACTTCTTAAGTCTGAACCATAGTTTTCTGTTGCAGCAAGTATTCTCCAGTTTGTATCATTAGCACCAGCACCAACAGCACTTATCCAACCTTCGGCATAATAATTTTCTGTAGTAGAACCCCAATGACCTAATAACCAGTTATTAGTATTTGAAGTTATTATCCTTCCTCTAGTTGCACCAGAATATCTTGCTGCTGCAATAATAGTGAAAGTAGATCCAGAATAATTCAAAGAACTTAAAGTTCCATACTGTGTTGAACCATTAAACTGAAGAACACCTCCATTTGTTGATGTAAATGTTGGACTGCCTGTTAAAGTCATATTATATCCATTACCACTCAAATCAGTCCAAGTGGTTCCAGAACCAGGATAAGACTTTGTATTGCCCGCATCAAGACACAGAACTAATCCATCAGTAACTGTGCGTGGATTATAAGCAATTCCCATTCTCTCTCAATACCTCTTCGTTTTTGTATTTAGGTTAAATTGAGAAACGACCTCGGAGTGCGTTGAAGTTTTGTTGGATTTCTGATGCTGTGAGTGCTCTGTTGTATATCATATAGTTACAAACAGTTCCGTTATTATATGAACCACTATAATAAAGTCCAGGATAAAATGAAGTGCTAACTGATGCTTTTTTTGTCACTTGATTCATAACTTTAACAGCATTAAAATAAACATCATATTTTTCTGCTGCTGTTTTAACGATTACAATGTTATTAATGGAAAATGGAGAAACTGTGGTAGTATCATCTATTTCTCCAGCGGCACCGCCGTAATAAGATACTCGATAAGTTAAAGTTGTTCCACTTAAAGATGCTCGCAAATGATTCTGACCTATTCCGCTCGCATTACTTCCAAATAATGCTCCATCACCCACCAACCATCCACTAAAAGTCTGTAAGTTTGAATTTGTTGCTGATTCAACAACTGCGGAAGTGGTAACATAGTCTGTACTATCAAATATAATACTTCCTTTATTAGAACTACTATAAGTTGGTGTATTTACAAAAGTTCCATTATTACCATTACCACTCAAATCAGTCCAAGTGGTTCCAGAACCAGGATAAGACTTTGTGTTTCCTGCATCTAAACAAAGGACTAATCCTGATGTAGTTATAGAGGGTGAGTGAGCAAGTGCCATCTTTTATTTCCTTATTAAAATTCCGTATCAAAAAAGAACAAATGAAACAATCTTGAAGTTTCTTTAGTGAATCCAAAATATTTAGATGCAGCGTGAGGACAATGACCATCCCAAATCACCAAGCGATTATAAACATTCGCAATTTTATCAATCTCTTCCCAAGGTGTTGCATCCAAATGTACTCCAGTTGGTGCTGCTTCTGCCCATACATTCATAATGTCGGGATGGTCACAATGTCTTACTCCAGTTTTCTTATGTGCAAGTAATGATGTACCAGATTCATAAGGAGCATCTGGAGTTAGATAAACGACTCCAGCCCACTTCTGACTATCTGCGTGATAAACAAGTGCATCCTCTGCGGTACAATACTGAAATCTTCCGCACATTCCATAAGTTTCTCCCCAAGCACTAATCTTTTTACCAATAATTCTTTCAAATGCTTCTTTAGTTTCTGGAATAAAATATTGGTCTTGAGTTCTTCTACCTCTGTGGTAATCAGAAAACTCATAATCTAACGATAATGCAAATCTACGAACGATATCTGGGTCATTGTAGAAATTATCCACCACAAATACTGATGGTTTTGGATTCTCTGCAAGTTTTTGTTCGTGAAGAGAATACATCATTTGTGCTTTACTCCATTTTCACAGAAACGACACATATCAAAACAAGTATTTGGTTGAGGTGCAATGTCTTTATACTCTTGGTCCAATAGGTTTCCGATAATAAACTTCAAACTATAATCCATACAGCATAGAGATACATCACCATTAGGAAGAACAATATTGTGATATAGGTGTTCATCACAACCACAAGTTCTTGGTTCCTCTCCGTGATAGACTGATTTATAGCGGTCTTGAAGATTGAGAAGTTCTGGTTTTAGCATTGCTTCACCAACAAGATTTCCTGCACGATTCCAGAAAGCAGGAACAATTGCTTCGGGGAATATGTGCTTAACATCGGGATGTACTTCACCCATTGCCATTGTATAGAAACCTCGAATATCCTTATGAACTTCTTTGAATGCTTCTAGAACTTTAATGTAATTGTCTGTGATTGGATGTTTTGCAATTCTTTCTGCATCAGGTAGGTGTAGGACGAACTTACCATTTGGTCCCAAATCATAAGGTACATCTTTAATTCTATAAACATCATCAACTTTCATTCCAATTCCAGTTGTAAAGACTGCTATTCTGTGCCCCTTTTCGTGAGCATATAGAAGCATATCAGTACAATCTTTATTCAACCAAGGTTCAGTAAATCCTGCGAAGGTTACACGAATTTCTTGTGGTAGTTTATCTACCATTTTTTTGAAGTTGTCTAGAGTTAGAAATCTAGTCTCATCCACATAAGATTTCTCAAGAATTCTCTGAGGGCAGAATGCACAATCTACTACACATCCTTTCTTGGGAATTGATGTAGTAAATTCCATCGTAGCCCAAGGAGTGATGTTCCAGAAGTTTTCTAGTACTTCTGTATTATCAATATAAATTATGATTTCATTATATCGTTCTACTGCCCAGTCATCCCACATACTCCATTTAATATCAACATCATCGCAAGAATAGATTTCAACTTTATTAAAATCATTGAGATAAGTATCTCTAAATTCAACAAATCTTTTCTTTTGGTCTGGTGTTGCTAGATGAAACTCTCCAGCAATCTTACGAACATTTTTTACAATCCAAGGACGATTCTCTTCATTGAAAATATCATACTCACCACCTTCACAATCTACCTTAAGAAAATCAATTTTTTCAATATCATTTTCTTTTAGGAAAGTATCAAATCTAAGTCCATTTGTTGTTTGAATCTTTTCCCAAGTTTCTGTACAGTCTTTATCATAAAGACCACCAGTTTCAAACTCACCATTTACTGATGCAATTCCTTTATTGATAAGAGTTACATTTTGATGCTTTTCTAAATTCTGACTGAGTGTTTTGAACAAAGAACTCTGAGGTTCAAAACAATAAACTTGCTTTGGATTTTGTGTTAAAATTTTATATGTAAATGGTCCAACACTTGCACCAATATCTACAACCAAATCATCCTCATCCACTTTAAAGAATTTTTGATAGACATCTCTGGTAAAGACTTCATCGATTATAACCTTTTTGAACCATTTGTTTTGTTCAATTTCTCCCCAATCAAATTCTTTTTTGAAGAGTTTTAAATTATTCAAAACTGCTTGCTTATGCGATTCATTTAATTGATTCCAATAATTTGTTTTGAGATCCAAAAACATTAAATGGCTGTCATCACAAAGTCCACACCACCAAGCAGATACTGCTCTTTCAAATAAAATTCCACAATATCCAAAATAATCAACCTTGAGTGGTAGTGGTTTTGCATTAAAATCAGAAACTTTTTCCCCAATAGATGCAATCAAATATGAATCGTGATAATTCTTTTCTCTTTCATAAAATCTTGAGAGTAGATAATATCCTTCAGGTCTCTTTGGATCTACTGCAATTGCACTTTGAAGAAGTCCTTTGACAGAATTGCTCCTACATCCCTGAGAATCAAAGCATTCTGATGCAGAAAGCAGGCAAGCATACATTAAAGTTTTATCTTCTGTTCTTTCTGCGGTTCGGATATAATAAGAAATAGCAGATGCAGTTTGCCCAATAGAATGATAATAAATTGCTAATTTGAAATTAATCTCTGGTTCTTCAGTATGATGTACATAATAATCTAGAAGTTCTTGTAGTTCATTCATTTGATAAAATCCTCAAACACTTTTTCTGGAAACTTAATAAGATATGCTGCATTGTCTTGAAATCCATAAGTCATTAGGAAATCAGAACCTTGTTGAATTAATCCAACACAAAATTCAACATCCCCTCCCATAATGGAAAAGTCATTTGTCCATTTAACTAGGTTAAAATTTTTATCCCAGAATACTACTCTATGGCGATATATTGCATCTTTTCTTCCAGTTCCACTTTTGAACAAATCAACTTCATGAGTAATTGCAACATAATAATCTCTCCAAGGAATGACCTGAGAACCTCCTCTAAGATCTCTTGGAATTGATTTATATTCTCCAGTGAACACTGTTTCGCAGGTTTTATCTTCTGGATTTACTTTAACAATTTCTGTTGGATTACTCCACTTTATAAAATGATATGGTTTGTCTAGAATTGGCATCCAATTCTTTGAGCAATATTCGTCATCATTTCCTGGAGTTGGAATGCGAAATCTTGATGTTTCTACGACTTTATTATCAGAAACTTTGATTTCGCAAAGTTCCATTCTGCCAGTTCCAACAGTATCTAAATCTCTTCTAACTCCACAAGTATAAAGTTTCCCTTCCCATTCAAAGAGTCTTGCATCTTCAAGACCAACAAAGTCCCATTGGGGTTCGTATGTATCAAATTTTGAAGTATCTATTGCATTTATTCTAGTGATTTCATACTTATCATTGAGTTCCAAATAATAATTTTTAGTTCTCAGGTGCATATCATCTTCTGGATGAAGATATGTCAATGGTCCATATGGATGCTGGAAAAGTTTCTTTTCCGAATGATAAAATGTGTAATTGACTGCTCTGAGATTAACTAAAACCTTACCTTTATGAATATAAACCGATGGGTTCATAATACCCAACCCATCATTTAAATGAGATGGAATTATGATTGGATGAATTGAACCACCATTATCTAAAGCAATTTTTGCAAAATTCATAATTTAATTATCAATTAAATCCTTTGATACTGTATTTATGAGTGAGATTCAACCTAATGAACTGTTCATATTATCCCATTTATATTCCTCTTCATTCCAAAAATATAAGTTTTCTGTATCTTCTGGATAAGGAATTGGTGATTCCCATAAACAAGTATCTTCATTTAATATCCAACTTTCATATGGTTTTGGTGAAATAAAAGCATCTTTTTCATCGTCGTAAATATATCCAACACCAGCATAATTTTTTCTAAAGGGAGTTCCACCATTATTATGATTCCCTCCTATAGTATTATATGAGGTTCTTTTACAAACCTGACCTCTAAAGTTTCCATAGTGTTCTTCCCAATTAATTCCATCTTCACCTTCATTTTTGCCAGTGATAACTTCAGTTACAATGTTATTTTCGTCTAAAAATGCATAATGGGCCATAACTTTTCTTAATTAAATTGAATGTTTCCAGTTCCTAGAGTGAAAGTAGTTACTTTATTACTTCCTACAGTTTGTGTGGTGAAGGTTAGACCTCCTCCTGGATTACTTATAGTGTAAGTAGTCGAATAACTAAGAATAACGACACCTGAACCACCATTAGAACCAACTCCATTAGTTCCATCACCTACAGCAGCACCACCACCGCCACCGCCAGTATTTGTAGTTCCTGAAATTGATGCTCTTGTTGGTGAAGTTCCGCCACCGCTGCCTCCCTGACCGCCACCGCCACTCCCGCCAGCACCGCCCTGAGATGTATAACTTGCACCAGCACCACCTCCTGCACGAGTAACTGCAGTTCCTGTTATACTTGAAGATAATCCATCTCCACCATTTCCACCAGTTCCAGATCCAGATGCTGTTGCACCAACTGTTCCAGCACCACCACCACCACCTGAACCATAGTTTGTTGATGTTGACCCTCTTCCACCATTATTACCTTCTCCAGAAGTTCCAGTACCTGCAGTTGCAGCACCGACATATTCTTGAGAAGCACCACCACCAGAACCACCATTCGCACCGTTTAGGGAATATGCATTAGCACCTTTTCCTCCACCAGTTGAAGTAATAGTTGAGAAGACGGAATTTCCTCCATTAGTTGCATTAGAGATTGCTTGATTTCCTGGAGTACTAAAGTTTGCAGAGGATGTACCGCCAGCACCACCTGCACCAACTGTTACAGTGTAGTTTGTTGCAGTACTGAAAGTAAATCCTGTTGCAGTTCTATAACCACCAGCACCACCGCCACCTCCAATATATCCTCCCCCACCACCACCGCCAGCAATAACGAGGTACTGAACCACTGGTGATGGTGCTCCTTGGAGAGTTATTTTACAATAACCATTACTAGTATTTACTCCACCAGTATTAGATTGATTTGTTCCATTATTGTACGAACCACCACCACCGCCACCCTGCAAGTCGGAGCAAGCACAGCTATTTAATCCACCGCCGCCGCCGCCACTATATCCACCGCCGGCGCCACCAGTGTAGTTAGCGGTTCCACTTCCTCCACCAAATCCACCATCTGCTCTTGTCCCTGTCCCTCCGGTTCCTCCGTTTATAAAGGAAAGCCCCGGATTTCCTTGTGCTGTAGTACCATTTCCAGTAAATCCACCGCCACCAGAACTTGCGGGTACACATCCAGTTCCAGCACCCCCACCACCACCAGCAGTCCCTCCTGCTCCACCAGAACCACCATCTCCTTGATTTCCTGATGTGGAAGTTGTTCCATTTAATCTAGAAGCAGTAATTACTCCTGAAGAAGAACCTCCTCCACCACCTGCTACAATTAATGGGACATTGGAATTTGTTGCAACAAAAGTTCCTCCTCCTCCACCACCAAAACCTTGGCCACAATCAGCTGTTCCGTTACGACCTAATTGCCCTACAAGAATTTTAATAACATCTCCTTGAGTTAGTGAAAATGTTCCAATCATTTTGGCACCATATCCCGGAGTAGTAGCAGTTCCCCCGCCAGCTGCTCCCGCAACTTCTATAGTATAGGTTCCAGTTCGTGGAACAGTCCATAGTTGAATTCCACTTGATGTGGTAAAATATGATGCATTATTTAACCAAGAATTAGATGCAGTATCATATGAAGCTAGGAGATTTGCCGTTGAGGGTCCAATATTTCCAATTTGAGTTCCATTTGTAAACGTAAAAGTTGTAAATGGATATAATCCCAATTGTATAGAAGTAAAAAATAATTGATGTATTACCATAATTAAGATAACCCAGCTCCACAAATTACAAAGGTATTTGATGCAACACATAAAATAGTACAAATTCCATATGAGGCAAGTGTTCTATTTCCAGTACTAGTAGTGCCAGCATTTCTCAAAGTTACGGAACCCTGAGTGATTGTCTGATTTGAACCAGAATCATTATAAACAGAAATTGTGTCACCTACACTAAAAACTGATGCAGGAACGGTTACTCCGCCTGTAGTAATTGATATATGTTTTCCAGCATCTGATGCAATTAATGTATACGAAGTAGTTTTTGCATTTTGAGGAACATTTGATGGTCCTTGAGCACCTGTGGTTCCTTGAGCACCTGTGGTTCCTTGAGCACCTGTGGTTCCTTGAGCACCTGTTGCACCTTGAGCACCTGTTGCACCTTGAGCACCTGTGGTTCCTTGAGCACCTGTGGTTCCTTGAGCACCTGTGGTTCCTTGAGCACCTGTGGCTCCTTGATAAGTTGTACCTAAAAAACTTGAAAGAGAAGTAGGCATTTTATTGATTATTTAGATTACTTAGATGATTTTTAATTTTTTGCATTTCTTTTTGAGATTCTTTAAATGCCTCAATTAAAAGACCAATCAAACCATTATAATTAACTGTCTTTTTGCCATTGATATTTAATATCAGTTCTGGTAAAACTTTTTCAACTTGTTGAGCAATAACACCAGATGAAGGAGCATTATTATCTACCCAGTTAAATGTTACACCGTCAAGTTTATTAATTTTTTCTATAGAATTTTGTATGATTTTAATGTTTGTTTTTTCTGTTTCATCAGATAATGATGTAAAAATCGTAGCAGATAAGGTTCCTGTAGATGGATTAAATGTAAATTTTGATGATGAAACATTTGTTGCACTAGGTGTTCCTGTTGTAACATCAACAAATGTAGGATATCTTGTTGCATTCGTGGAATTGTCATTTGTAATTGAGGAACTTCCGCTAGTTCCTGCTGTACCTTGAGCACCTGTAGTACCTTGAGCACCATTGCTACCAACAAAACCAGCACTACCCTGAATACCTTGAGGACCACTTGGACCAGCATTAGCATAAACTTCCCAAGTACTTCCATCATAAACTATATCTGCAGTAATGCCTTTGATATTAAAAGTAAAATCATCAGTAATACCTTCAATTGTTGAACCATTTCTACCTAATGTTAGATTGGTTGTTGCCCAATCTGCACCATCCGCAATTCTAATATTATGACCTATTGATGGTGTTGCTGGAAGTGTAATTGTAAAGGTTCCTCCAGAAGTGTCTGCAATTATGCTATCACCATTTACTGCAGTATAGTTTGCAGTTTTTCTTACCCATCTATTAATAATTGCTTGTCCTACTACAACATCACCACCATAAGGTGCAAGAGAAACTGTCCCCGCAGCACCTACATCAATACTAGGAATGCCAGAAACATCATTAACAGAGAAAATAGAACCAGTGGTAAGGTTATTAGTAATACTGAATAACTGCCCTGCAGAACCTTCAAAAGAAAGAGTGCCTGAATTTAAAGCGTCATAATGAACAATATCAATAATAGTACCGATTCCCACAGTACCTACACCAGATACTGCTCCAGTATATGTAAGACTGGTAGAACCATCTGGATTATTTGAACTATTCTTGTAAACGATTTGATTAGCAGATCCTGCTACTGGGCCTGTGATACCTTGGATACCTTGAGTTCCTGTGGTTCCTTGAGTTCCAAGAATACCTTGGATGCCCTGTGTTCCTGTAGTTCCTTGAGTTCCAAGAATACCTTGGATACCTTGTGTTCCCGTAGTTCCTTGAGTTCCAAGAATACCTTGGATACCTTGTGTTCCCGTAGTTCCTTGAGTTCCAAGAATACCTTGGATACCTTGTGTTCCCGTAGTTCCTTGAGTTCCAAGAATACCTTGGACACCTTGGATTCCTTGAGTTCCTTGGACACCTTGGATTCCTTGAGTTCCTTGGACACCTTGGATTCCTTGGACACCTTGGATTCCTTGAGTTCCTTGGACACCTTGGATTCCTTGGATTCCTTGAGTTCCTTGGACACCTTGAATTCCGGCAGCAAATGGAGTTGTCCAAGAAACACCAGCACCAGTAGCAATTAAAACACTACCTGCAGCACCTACATTTCCATAAAAGTCTCTTAAAGAACTATCAAGTTCTACTAATCCAACAAATGTAGAAGCACCAGAAACTCTTACATCACCTTGAACCGTAAGTTTTGATGTTGGATTTGTGGTTCCTATTCCAATAGAACCTGCGTGATACATCTGTGAAGATGTATCAGAACTATAAATGGAATAACGGTTGGTTAGAGTTCCATTTACAATTGGAGTTGCTAGATATACACCATAATAATTTGTAAGTTGTCCTGTAAGTGCTACTGTTGGTGCTCCATAATATCCATAGTAATTGGTGAGAGTTCCAATACCAGTTCCTGATGCAGCACCAACCTGCATAAGGTTATAATGACCATATGCACTGGTTGATGATGCAGAGTAGTTTGCTGTTGCACCAATATTTGTTGTAGTAAAATTTCCATAAATGGTAGTTGCAGTTGCTTTTTGGACTCCTACAAGATTACGATTTCCATACGCAAATCCAGTTACAACAGATTGGTCTACATTAGATCCTTGAAAAACGATGTTAGAAATTCCATAAAGCAAATTAGATGCATAAGAAGAAACATCAGTGGTGCTGTTTCTAGCAACATAATTATAAAATCCAATTCCAGTAAGTCTTGCAGCAGATGAAGTTCCTGCAACATTAGTAAGGTTATCAAGTCCATATAGAGTTGAATTATAACTTCCATTTGCAGAAGTTAATGCAGAACTGAATATTGCTGGTTCATAAGATCTAAAAGCAGTTTGAGAAGCATCAAAACTATATACAGTTTCTGGTTGAACTAATAAAGAAACATTTTGTGCAGTATAACTCTTACTGTCTAATGTATTGAACCAAACTGATTGAGTGCTTCCTATTGAAGTTTCTACCTTTGTGGTTCCATTAACTTGTAATTTTGTTGTTGCATTTGTGGTTCCTATTCCAACAGAACCAGAAACATAAGCACCACCAGTAACTTGAAGATCTTGATCTGCTGTTCCTGTTGATGTTGCTGAACCTATTAATACAGGTCCGTTAGTGAATGTAGAACTCCCAGAAACACTCAATTGTGGAGTGCTTACTGTAGAATCAGTAACCTGCATTCCTCCAGCAGCAAGTCTAACTCCTAATGGAATTTGTGTAGAACCAATACCAACACCATAATTAAATATCCAAGCATCAGTATTGAGACCAGTAAAGGAACCAGACTTAAACCACATTAACTGCTTATAGGTATCTGGTGTTACTTCTCCAGCAGAACTTAAACTAACTAATGGACTACCTTCTGTGGATGCAATTGCAATACCACCCGTGTTAGCTGTTGTATCTGTAGAGGTATCATTACCAAGACCATCGGTAACAATACCAACTACAAGATCCTTATCTTTGATTCTAAGTTCGTTAGATATAATATATGATGATGTACCCCCAATTGTGATATTTCCACCAACATAAAGATTAGAACCATCAAAAGTTAAATTGGTAGACCCGGTAGGATTATTTGATCCATCTTTATAAACAATTTGATTGGCAGAACCTGCTACTGGACCTGTGACACCTTGAATACCTTGAGTACCTTGGACACCTTGAATACCTTGAGTACCTTGAGTACCTTGAGTTCCATCAGTTCCTTGAGTTCCTTGAGTTCCTTGAGTTCCAGTAGTTCCTTGGATACCTTGAGTACCTTGGACACCTTGAATACCTTGAGTTCCTTGAACACCTTGAGTTCCAGTAATTCCTTGGATACCTTGGATACCTTGAGTACCTTGGACACCTTGAGTACCTTGGGTTCCTTGAGTTCCATCAGTTCCTTGAGTTCCAGTAGTTCCTTGGATACCTTGAGTACCTTGGACACCTTGAGTACCTTGGGTTCCTTGAGTTCCTTGAGTTCCAGTAGTTCCTTGGATACCTTGAGTTCCTTGGATGCCTTGGGTTCCTTGAGTACCTTGGGTTCCTTGAGTTCCATCAGTTCCTTGAGTTCCAGTAGTTCCTTGGATACCTTGAGTACCTTGGACACCTTGAGTACCTTGGGTTCCTTGAGTTCCATCAGTTCCTTGAGTTCCAGTAGTTCCTTGGATACCTTGAGTTCCTTGGATGCCTTGGGTTCCTTGAGTACCTTGAGTGCCTGTGGATCCTTGAATGCCTTGGATACCTTGAGTTCCTTGGATACCTTGAGTTCCTTGGACACCTTGAGTTCCCTGAGTACCCTGAAGTCCTTGAGTGCCTTGAATACCTTGAGTGCCTTGAGTTCCTTGAATACCTTGCGTTCCTACAGATGCCGGCGCCGCCCAAGAAACACCAGCTCCAATAGCAATTAAAACACTACCTGCAGCACCTACATTTCCATAAAAGTCTCTTAAAGAACTATCAAGTTCTACTAATCCATTAAATGTAGAAATTCCAGAAACCGTCAAACTATTGAATGTTGGAGTATCGGAAACCCTTATCGTTGCAATAGCACCTCCAGTAGTGGAAATAGCAATTATGTTATTTCCTCTAAAGTCTAAATTTGTTACGCTACCAGCAGTTCCTACAATATTTCCTTCTTCTCTTACTACAATGCCATCAAGAGTTCCTGCACCTGCTTGAGTAACTGGTTGCCAACTCCAACCACCACTACCATCTGCAACAGGAACATATGTATTATTTCCGGGACTATTATTATTATCGTAGATTGCACCACGAATTCTAACATTTCCATCAACATCTAATTCTTGTGTTGCATTTGTGTTTCCAATACCAACCTTACCAGTAACCTCAAGCACTGTCTGACTTTCGGTATATGAACTAATACCAATCTTAAGATTTTTTTGACGATTACTGATGAACTTTGCCATTTCTTTATATTAGTTAAGTGTTTCTAGAATACTTGCAATAAACTTCAAAGTAATTCCATTACTACCTGATAGAACTAATTTATCTCCACTTTCTAATACTAATTTTCCTGCTAGAAGATTTGCAGTATCATTTGCTGAGATTGGATATTCCCTTAACATTTCAGTATCAGTAGAACTTCTACGATGAACTAAAGTTACATCTGCAGAAATTACTCCAATATTTGCAACTTGCGCTAAAAGGACGACACCCGTATATCCGACAGGTGCCGAATAAACCTCTGTTGGATTTGTATTTACAACTGTAGTAACTGTCTTGAATACGTTAAGTGCTAGTGCCATTTGATTAATCTCCTCCTAGTGCGAGTATGAATGGTGTCATTGTTGAAAACAAACTCTTAGAATAGAATGTTCCACTAATGGTTCCTGTTTGCTGATTAATTACAACACCATCACCAATTCTAAAATTACCAGATTGGTCAGTTGAAGTAAATACTACAAGACCACCATTGAGAGAATCAGTTTCATTTCCTTGAATTGGTACACCACCATTTTGTGGAAGTGCAGCTGCAATGTTTGTTCCCGAACCAATATATTCAAGAGAATGTCCCGATGCTAATACTCTACTTTGCTTAAAGAAAGGAACTGTTGTTCCAACGCCAATTGCATAAGGAACATTATCAGTAATAGTTATAGTACAGATTCCAGCAGAAATTGGTGTTGATGATTGTATTACGTAATAAGACGGAACAAGATTTGCTGTTCCTGTTGCCGAATTTATTCCAACATCGGGAGAATTGAAGGTTAGTACTGGTGCCGTTGTATAACCACGACCATTTGAGACCATTTCAACAGAAGTTACAGAACCATTTTTAACTTCTCCTACGGCAGTTGCAGGAATTCCCCAAGGCGTAGAAGGATTGTCAAAAGTAATATCAACATTCTGGGAGTAACCTGTTCCACCAGAACTTACAGTTACTCCACCAACAGTATAATAAAGAGTATCAAAGTAAATCACTTGACCGTCAAAAGGTCTTACTACATTTATTTTTACTATTCCGCCTGACTGATAAGTATGTGATAAAGTAGAAACTCCGACATAAACTTCAAAAGAAGTTGGTGAAGGAACTCCTGCAACCTCAAAAATATATCCTTTATTTCCTGAGGGATAAGTTACAATTCCTGGACCAGAAGAACAAGTAAATGCAAGTCCAACAATCGAAACTCCCATTCCAACATTGAAGTTATGATTTGAACCTACCGTAATGGTGGTTAATCCAGTTACATTATTATAAGAAGCATTTGTTACATTTAAAGTTGGGACATTTAAATCTAGAACAAAAGTATCTGAATTCTCTGCAGATGCACTGGTAACAATACCAGTATATTTAAGGGGACCTCTTCCATCAGCAACTAGTGCATAATTTCCAAATGAAGAGTTGGAGTTTGTTAAATCACAAGCAGCACCAGAACCACAATAAACTGCAGTCTCATTGCAAATTGTAAATAGTGATACTAACTGGGCATAACCTTCATTGGTAATTGAGCAACCAATACCACCCTGATTGTATTGTGTATAAGAATCTAGGACCATTGACTTTAATGGTCCTATTGCCTTTGATCCATCAATCTTTAGTCCAATACTGTTTGGAATAAAGTTAGTGCAGTTCTGTATATAAGGTGACTGATTGAAATATCCTACTTGAGTTGGATTGAATGCAAAGATTGCTTTACCAGAATTCAGAGTGCCTGTATAAGACATCTCTGCAATATAATTTCCATTAGAAACATAGAACAAGTCTTGATTTGCATTCTGTGGAGATACTGATACTTCTCTTAAACTATCTCCAACAATTGATACTTGCTCTGGAATAGTGAGAGGATTATTTTCTAGATAAGATCCAGCACTAATTTTAATAACTGTTCCTGTTGTTGCTGTTGTAAGTGCTGCTCCGATTGTTCTTTTTGCGTCTCCAAGTTTTTTTCCTGTATTGGTGTCGCTTCCATCTTGCGTAACATAAAGTATATTAGTAACTGTTGCTCCAGCACCAAGTCTTACAATATCGGTGCCGATACCTGCTCTTTCTCTACGGGCATATAACTCTGCATCATATGTATTAAGCCCAAGTTCTCCCAAAGGCAAATCACTTACCTGCGGCGATTTACCGGGAACTGCTGACCTTTTTATCTTAATATTTGGATCCGCCATTCAATCCTCTCATTGATGGTATATACCGTAGAACTCTTATATAAGAGTTTCTATTATTTATCAAAAATCTTCTTCTGTTTTTGTTCCTCTTTTTGGTTTCTTCAGTTTCTCAATTTCTGCACTCAAATCACTTACTGTAATATTGAGTTTTTCTACTTGAGTTTCTAATACGATATTTTGATTGAATAACTCAAAAGTTTTTTGTTGATACTTTGAAAGAACCAACTTCAAATCTTCTTCACTCATAAAAAAATAGACCCATCTCTGGGTCTATTTATTAGTTTTCAGTTAAACTTCAAAAAGTTCCAGCATCAATCGTAATGTTCTCAAGATTTCTTGTTGTTCCAGTGCAAGAAATAACTTGAGATGTTCCTGCACAGTCAGTCACCCACAGAGAACCAATTTCAATAGGAGCAAAGGTAGTTACTGAAAGTTGAGGAGTGTTTACATCAGTACCATCAGTATCAGAACCAAGAACACTTGCAAACTGGAATCTTGTTGCAGAATGTTCCCAAACAACAGCGGACTTCTTGGCACCTGATGCATTATAATTAAAGAGAACTCCAAGGTCCCAAGTAGTTGATGACGATGGAACAGCTCCATCAACACGACCAAGTTCAATAGTACGATCTTCTACAGTTAATGCAGTTGTATTAACTTGAGTCGTGCTTCCATTTACATAAAGATTACCTTGAACAGTTAAGTCATCGGCAATTGTAACATCATTTGCCGCAAGAGTAATAGCTGTAGCACCGGTGCTTGATTTAATATCATTACCAGTAATTTGCAAATCACCAGCAATAGTTACATCTGCACCACTTAAAGTAATGGCAGTTGTGCCATCACTTGCCTGGATATCATTACCACCAACTTTAATATCACCATCAACTATCAAATTACCAGTAAAACGTCCATATTGTGTCGTAAAAGTATTTGTACCTGGATTGTAGTAAACGCCATCATCAGTATAAACAATCTCATTGGTTGAAGAACCATTATTTGAATTTACAAAGGTTAGATAATAATCTGCATTTGCACTACCCGCATCTACCGTCTTAACTTGGTCTGCAGAAGAAACATTACCAACTACAGAACCGTAGAAGGTTGTAGCAGATACTGAAGTATCACTAACAGTAACACCAGAACCAACGGCCAGGCGAACTCCATTCGCCATTGTTGTGGTTCCAATCGCAACACCATAGTTAAAACCAAATGCATCAGTGCTGAATCCAAGAGTTCCACTCTTGAACCACATCATTTGCTTGTATGTGCTTGGAAGAGTATTAATTCCAGAAGCATCAAAGTTTGCTAATGGAGTTCCTTCCGTTGATGCAATTGCAACACCTGCGTGATTTGCAGTTGTGTCATTTGGTGTAGAGGTCGTTGTATAACCAAGAACAATATCTTTGTTCTCGATAAAGACATCAGTTCCGCGAAGAGTAACTGTTGTTCCGCCAATATAAACATTACCAGTTACATCTAAATCACCAAGAACATCAAGATGTTGTGCGACTTCTACAAGTCCAATTATAGAATTAAGAGTTAATTTTCCTATTGTAGTATCAATTGTATTGCCATTACTAATACCAATCTGAACAGCATCAACAACTGCTCCCGTAGCAAATGTACCTACTCCGGCAAAGGATGCATTATTCCATCTCTTTGATATATTTCCAAGATTATAAGTTGCATCATCACTTGGAATTAAGTTAGACTTAAATTCTCCAGCAACTACAATATCGTCAGTGTCACTATCACCAAGGTTAATCTGCCCACCATAAAATGTTGCCGTACCAATAAAATGTGATTGTCCAGTAACAGAAAGACCTGCACCAATAGTTACATTTTTGGCAATTCCTACTCCACCATCAATTTGAACCGCACCAGTATTAACATCACCAAGAGTATTGTCAGTAGTAGTAGTAAAAGCAACATTGTTTGAAAAAGTTCCAATCCCACTTACAAGATTAGTAATTGCTAATTCATCTAGAGCTGATGTCCAAGAAAGAACACCATTAGCATCTGTTGTGAGAACATCACCATTTACCGGAGTTGCTGGAAGTGTATAAGTTACAATTCCAGCAAGAGAATCTGGTGACTTTAGTGTGATATATGAAGTGCCATTTGAAGTTCCTTCTACAAGATTTACGCCGCTACCTGTAGAAGCAGTTCCTTTGGTCCAATATCTATGAGAACCAAAGAACTTATTATTATTTGCAGAACTATCAATACCTACATAAAGGTCGTATGAATCAGTTGTAAAACCAGGTTCACCTACCCTTAAACCGGGAAGATTAGCAAGAAGACCTCTCTTAAACTGTAAAACAGGAGCTGCCATCTTCTTTATACTCTTTTTTTATTATTTATTGATTCAAAAACTTCCTGCATCAAGATCAATTTTATCATCTAGGTCTACATCAAGTTCGTCAACAAAATTAGTAGGAAGACCCGGTTGAGTCGTCTCAGTTGTTGATGCTGCAGATAAAACTTCATCTGGATTTACCGCAGTCCATTTTTTAGTTGCATTATCATACATTAATACATACTTGTCACTTTTTCCAACGATATCAACATCCAAAAGTTCGCTTAGGTTTCTTGCCATAATTACCCCCGAAGCTACTGTTGTTTTGATGTTAGTTCCTCTACCTGCAACTCTTACTTGGTAAGTCATACGGAAGCAGTCTCCTCTACGATTACATTTCCTTCAACTACTTTTGAAATCATTCCACCACTAGTAGTCAAAATTACATCATAATAACATCTACCACTTGGAAGTGCTGCAGTAATTGTAGATCCCATCGAAATTTTTACTGTGCTATCTGCAACAGTAAGAGTTGTACTGAATGTATGTGAAGTAGGTGACGACGGATGCTTTCTTAATTTAGCAGTCGCAATATTGTTAGTTAAATTCAATCCACTATTATCTTCAGCAGCTAACTGAAAAGTTTCCTCAAAATAAGTACCTTTATGTATTGTGAGATTAACTGCACTTACTGCTGCCATTAGATTGAATATATTTTTAAATATTTAGTATACCTTTACTTCTCTGTAATCAGAATTACACAACTCATTAACTTCTTTTTTAATTCTTGCTCGTTCATCATTAGTGATATAAACACTACGAGCAAGTTCAATAAATTCATCATCAAACTGTTGTAATTTTTCTTTTTCTCTGAGTCTATCTTCTATTTTCCAAAGTTTTTTATTTACCTCTCTTAACTGATTCATATTATCCGTAGTATAAGAAGTTATAGTACTACGGATAACATTCAAATCATTCAGTTCTTTAGATACATATTCATCATTGGTGAACATAGATTTGATTTCTAAGATAGTAATCTTATCTAAAAGTTCTCCAACTGATATAGGAACTACTAACTTCATAGTGGATTATTCAAATCAAAGTTATTCTTGATAAACTCAATCAGATCCTTATTTTTTGAAGCAACTCCAAGACCAAAAGTATGAGTAAATGTTACTTTTGGAAGATCAAGTTCATCAAAGAATTTCTTCACGCCATATTGATTTCCATTCAGTTCTTCAATACAAGTATCGTGGAATAGTATCACACCATTTTCTTTTACAAATGGACTCCAAGTTTCATAATCGTGCTTTACTGATTCATATGCGTGATCACCATCAATATGAAGAATGTCAATTTGCTTATCCCAAGTCTTTGCAACCTCATCAAAAAGTCCTTTGATGAAAGTCACATTGTCATTCATAAACAGTTTCTCTTGCTTATTAAGAACATACTCATAAGATCCGTGATTTCCGCCAGTAAATTGGTCTCCTTCAAAAGTATCAACACCATAAACTTGTCCAATACGAGGCATCGCAAAACAGAAAGTTGAGAATCCCCAATCAACTCCAAGATCCACAGTTACTTCTGGGTTGACTTGCGTTACTAACCACTCAGCAAATCTACGGTGACCTCTCCAGCAAGAAGGAATATCTTCAAGATTGGTTAAGAATAGTTTATCAATCGCATCAATTCTTTCTGGTGATGAAAGCATATCTGGATTGAAACCAGTTGCAAAGATTGTAAGATTGGGATTATTCAATCTCTTAGAAAGTTCAAACAAGTATTGGAATGCTTGAGATAAATGAGAACCTCCCATATTCATTCCTTCACTAACTGCGTGGAATGCATAATTCATTCCTCGTTGCATATCACCCGTATTCAGTAGAATTTGACTACAACGAATAAAAGCAAGAATTCTAAAACTATCAAAGTAAGGTTTAGATACGTTTAGAAACTCTTGACCATATTCAAGTGCTTTTTGGAAATTTTGAACATTATAATAATGGTTGAAAATAAACCAAATCCAATACCAATTAGTTGGGTCTTTTTTATACTCCCTTTCGCAAATATTAAAATAGAATAATTCCTTATCTACAGTCTTATTAATCTTCTTAGTAATCTTAATGGTAGTATCTACACCAACTTCATTCGGATATTCTTCTGTTGGAATAAAGTTTGGAACTTCGTGAACAGCATTCACCCAAGTATAATTCTTGGTTCTATGAAGACGAGTATGAACCTCATTAGATTGAACAGGTTCATCACCACCATTATCATCATATCTCAAATGTCTGAATGTGGTAAATTCCCCAGCAATAACACCAAAACCTTCTGGATGAAACTCAGCAACATCCTCATTAAAATCAAGTGCAAATGCCCAATCAGTTTCTACATAAGAAAGTGCCTGATTTCTTGCAACTGAAAAATCAAACTCCTCACGAGTTTGTGGATGCTCATAAACTTTAACACCAGCATCTTTCAGCAGTTGAACTGTATCATCTGTACTTCCAGTATCAACTACAACTACATCATCAAACTTCTCTGCATTCTTGAGAAACTTTTCAATATTCTTTTCTTCGTTCTTTGCAATTGCGTATAGTGTAACTTTCATAAGTATGTGCTCCAATCAATACAAGGTGATAAAAATTGTGAATGACAATGTGTAGAATAACCAGGAATACTTGAGATTAAATTCCTCCCTTTCTTATGTAGTTCTAAAAATTTACCGTGGTCTGCAGAAGGTTCAAATCCTGTTGAGAAGTGTCTATGAATTTCTTTATCTTCTTTGAGTGTTTTGAATTTTACTGCAAAAGTATTTGTTGTTGAAGGAGTTGGCATCCAATGAGAATATTTTGTTGCTAGAACTTTAGTCATAAAGTCCTTATACATCTCCTGATACTTATCTCCGTGGTCGTACAAGGTTGCGTACTGAACTGGAAGAGTAAATGCATCTATGAGAGCCCTATCCCATTCTGGACGGTGTACATAGTCATCTTCAAGAAAATAGATGATTGTATCATCATCAAAGTCTTGAGAAAGAATATGGTCTAGTGTCTTACAAAAACTAGAACTTTCTTTACCACAGTTAATTGTGATTGAACTTTCATCTTTGAGGAAAGTGTCTTCTTGCTTTCCATAACACTCATCAAAGATGATTGTGTAGTTGGTGGTTTCTTGGTTGAGTGTATTCTTGAAATTCTGGAATACCTTTTCTTTATCCCACCAATCTGGACGATTTGCTCCAGAAAGATTAACTTTGGATGTATAACAATGTCTTAAAAATACTTCAATCATATATTAAATTTATCATAAAGTTTAGTGTTTTCTTCACCAATCACTTCTTCAGGAGGTGGTGAAGTTCTTTGAAGTTTTGAACGAATTTGATGAAGATTATCAAGACCCCATTCGTGGTCTTTGTCTTCCTTGCAGGTATTTAGAATGTCCGAAAAATCGTGCGAATGAGATTCTATTCCCAGAAACTCATAGATTTTATTCAGTTCTCTTTCTGGTTTTTGTGTAAGATCATTATAATCTACTAGATGAATATTTGATCTGTTATGTGTCAATCCATAAACCAAACTTTCATAAGGATCGCAGACATAATTCTTCCAAAGACATTCAATACGATTATCTGTTGTAATTGGTTTTCCTTCTCTTCTTAAATGAGCATCTACAAAATTATCTGCTTCATTATTTCTTTGAATGAGTAGAATGTAAGAAGCAAGAACTTCACTTATTCTGCGATTGGTTGCTATAATCTTTGGAGTTTGATGTAGAAACTTTTCAATAGAAGGTACATTCTTACACCAACCACGATGCTTATCAAGGATGTAAGGTTTCTCTACGTGATTATAAAAGTTTTCTAGAATTGAATTATAAGTATTGTATTGAATTTGTTGCTTATCATAAGTGTGTTGAAGATCTAGTTTAGAGAAACCTTCATCAATCCAACAAAGCAAATCCGCAAGTGGCGATGTTGGAGTTGCTTGTAGTTTTGGATGTTGTGAAAGAATTGATCCAAGTAAAGTAGAACCTGATCTTGGAAGACCAGAAAGAAAAAATAATGTTTTCATAATAAAGAATAATATTTTATTGGTAACTATCTATGTATGTGGTTGCTGCTGTATGAGATACACAAGCAACTTGTTTCCAGTTGGTTCCTCCTGCGAATGTGGTGACTGGCGTGAGTCTAGTGCTTGTATTATTAATTCCTAGTTGTCCAGCACCATTATTCGCACCCCAAGTCCATAAAGTTCCATCAGTTTTGATTGCCGCACAATGACCACTACCAGCAGCAACTTGTTTCCAGTTGGTTCCTCCTGCAAATGTGGTGACTGGAGTGAGTCTTTGGGTTGTTGTATTGTCTCCTAGACTTCCATAATTATACCCCCAAGTCCATAAAGTTCCATCAGTTTTGATTGCCGCACTATGACCACTACCACAAGCAACTTGTTTCCAGTTGGTTCCTCCTGCAAATGTGGTGACTGGAGTGAGTCTTTGGGTTGTTGTATTGTCTCCTAGTTGTCCATTAGAATTATCTCCCCAAGTCCATAAAGTTCCATCATTCTTGATTGCCGCATTATAAAACGTATAAGACGCTTTAGCAGCAACTTGTTTCCAGTTGGTTCCTCCTGCAAATGTAGTAACTGGAGTGGATCTAGTGGTTGTTGTATTGTTTCCTAGTTGTCCACTACTATTATTACCCCAAGTCCATAGGGTTCCATCAGTTTTGACTGCTATTGTATGATCATATCCACAAGCAACTTGTTTCCAGTTGGTTCCTCCTGTAAATGTTGTGACTGGAGTGTTTATTTGGGTTGGTGTATTGATTCCTAGTTCTCCATAAGCATTGCGTCCCCAAGTCCATAAGGTTCCATCAGTCTTGATTGCTGCTGTATGTTTAACTCCACAAGAAACTTGTTTCCAGTTGGTTCCTCCGTTGAATGTGGTGATTGGAATTTGACTGGATGAACCATCTACTCCTAGTTGTCCACTATAATTAACTCCCCAAGTCCATAAGGTTCCATCAGTCTTGATTGCTGCTGTGTGAAAACTTCCAGTAGCAACTTGTTTCCAGTTTGTTCCACCAGCAAATGTGGTGACTGGAGTGCGTCTATTGGTTGAATCATTGGTTCCTAAAAATCCATTACCCTCGAAGGGGTCATCATTAGAACCCCAAGTAAATAAAGTCCCTTGCCTAAAAGCCTCAGCAGGTACAAAGACATCATCAAAAGAATATACTTGACCACCTTCCGTATAGTTGTAAAAAGTAGGCATTTTAGAGAACTTCCCAGATATGATTGTTTAAATACAAAACTGGAGTGTTCATCTTAATACTCCACTCCTTAAAATATTCTAATATATCTGTATTTATCTCTTTTCCCATTAAAGTCAATCTCAAATACTGACCATTCTCATTATTTTCAACAGAAGCAAGAACTCCGCATTTATCAGGTCTCAGTTCTTCTGATATTAATTCTTGAGACCAAGCACAAAAATACCCCTCACATACCTTCGGTCTTGCCTTATGAACACTACATCCACTTTCACATAAGAATTTGCAGGACTTTCCACCACCAAACTCATAACCATAAGCACTTCCTTTTAACCAAGTGCAGCAAGCAGTACAGTCTCCACAGGGTCTCATAAGTATTCTACCTCTTTAAAGTAATAAGTATAAGGTTCATAATCACTCATACCTTTCTTTAATGGAATTGGATGATTGTCTGCAATATAATCATCTTGTCCATATTCCATAAAAGATTTTGCTTTTGCATTCTTATTAGTTCCTATCCAGAACTCTCTATCAAAACGATAATCAGTATTCAAATAATTATGGTCTAGTGTTTGAATATAAGATGCATTTGCCCACCAGAAGTTTCCGCAATAACAACTTATACCCTCATTAGAAGTAATAGACCCATCGCCCCATATAGTTGGCCCTAGTGGTTTAAATGTCTGTCCAACACAATCATAATCATTTAGATACTCTACACATTCTTTCCATTTATCAATTACAAAATATTCCATCATCAATCTCCAAGAATTGGCAACAAGAGTTTCTTTACTTGTTCCCTTCATATGAAAATATAAAATCTTATAATCTGGATTTTCATATGCAAAGTTCTTGAGTGCAATTAGAGTTTCTGTTTCTTCTTTCCAGTTACTGTTATAAACAACTTTTGCTTTTTCCGGAACATTAAACATTTCCTGGTCACCATTCACTCCAATATGAATATAATCGGCAGCATCAATTAATCCAGAACAATACAACCTATGAATTTGAGATTGATAGACAAAAGCACTCATACCAGATTGAAAGGTATGATAGAAGATTGCAATTTTCATAATGAGAACCTATCTCCATCCATACCTTTGATTAAATCTAGACCAAGAACAGGAACATTTAGAATTTTATCCCTATCAATAAAATGATAGAAAGAGTGTTCAATATCAATTCCAGCAGTCAGTTGAATTGCTCTTTCCATATACTGAAAACTTCTTTGAAGAACACTAAAAATATCATTAAATAAGAATCTATCAAAGGACCACAACCCAGTCACGACACTTCCTTTGCACCCATAAAGAAGTGAGTAAATGTTTTCAATATCTTCAAATCTTTCCTCATAATCATAATACTTCATCACATACTTATTTGTTAAAAACCTAGTCTTATAGTCATTAATATCAAAGTATTCGTTCAGTTTATATCTACCACTTAACTTGAATACTCTGGTTACATCACTAAAGACATTATGTTCTACCATATGTTGAAGAACAAGTTCTAAACATCTACACTCAAGCATAGACTTTACAAATGTAAATTTATCTGGGTCTCTATGAACATTTTCATAGAGTGACTTCATATATGGGTCATTTCCACACTCAAGAAATAAATCAGACTTTTCTCTTAAGATGTCTTTGTATTCTTCTTTAATAGAAGTTTCTGATGCTTCATAGATTAAAACATAAGCATCAGGAGATTTATCTCTAATAGATTGAATGGTGTCTAATGTCTGCTGAAATCTTTCTTCTGCTTTGAAAGCACTTATATGTTCTTCGTTGAAATGATTGATTGCAGACCCAACTAAAAACAAAAACTTATAGTTCATAAAAACACGATGAATGATGTGGAATGATTTTTTGGTCTTCTAATATATTATTTACACGAGTTGTCCAAAGGTCTGGAATTGAATCTTTAAATCTACTAATTCTAAAATAATGCCAGGTTGCTGGATATAAAGTTCCTGTTCCATACATTCCATAACCAGAAAGTTTATATTCTTCAGGACCATCATAACCAACTGGATACATTAACTGATAAGACATTCCAATTTGGTCTGCTCTTAAAGTTAAAAGTTGTGCAGTATCTATCTGTACTCCATTTTGCATAAACCAAGAAAAGTCTGGATTACCTAATGTATTCCAAGCATCTTTTGTTACAATCAAACAAGAAGCAGCCGCATAGATGTGATTTCTCATTTGTGTATGAGAAATATTTTGAGCATTGCCCACAAATGATTGATTTTCTACTGCCCAGGAATATGCTTTCTCCAGAAGTTCTTTGTTGTGAGGAAGACAATCAATATCCAAAAAACAAGCAACCTCTTCCTTTTCCATCACAGAAGTCATAAACTTTCCGTGAGCAGTATAAACACCCTCATAATCAGTAAATTCTTCACTATGATATTGAACTTCAATACCTATATGATTACAAACTTTTTTATGGTCTTCTATCAGTTGCTTAGGAAGGTTATCTGTATAAAATGTATGAAATTTCATAGGTAATCTGTATTAAAACTAATAATAATTCGTTCTTCTGTTTCTTCTTCTGTATAATGAACCAAATCACTTGAGAAGATGACTAATAATCCTGGATAAGGATTGATTGATGTATCTGGAAATATTAAAGGAGTTTTTCCAGAAATATAAAATGCTCCACTTACAATACTTTCTTCGTGCTTATGTGCTTTGAGTTTATTTCCTGGTTGTGAAATATTGAACCAACTGTTGATAAACTTGAGTGGAGGAATCTCATACTTATTGCAATACAATCTCACATATTGTTTGATTGTATTTTTTAATCCAGTTAATTCTGGATACATTAGAACAGGCATTCCGTGATTATAAGTAGAAGCACCTTTGCTTACAAGTCCGTGAGAATTGGTTTCTATCTGTAAAAGTTTACTCTTAATAGTATTGAGATTCAGAAAAGATAAATCATACTCCTCTATCATTCATAAACTCTCCAAACTCTTTAATTGGTGCATCCCAGGTTCTTGGTTTCTTTTGTCTGAATAGATGAACATTATCCCCATACCACATAGATTTTCCTGTTGAACTTGTCCAAACATAATATTCCATAATAGGAACAAAGACACAGACTTCTTTACCTAATGATGCTGCAACGTGAGATACAAAACTACAAGAAGTCACAACCATATCAAGGTTCTTAATGATAGAGAATGTATCAGCAAATTCTCTACCTTGAACTGATAGTGATTGTTTGATTTCTGGATACTCATTAGCATCCTTATTATCACTATGAGTTTGTAATGAATATAACGAGTATCCTTTATTTCCAAGAACACTCATATAGTCTTTAAGTTCTACACTTCTAAATGAGTTCTGTTCAAATCCAGAACTAGATGCCCAGAACATTCCAATTTTGTATTCAGTATCTTCCTGCATCCATTTCCATTTCTCATCATACTTTGGAATGGTTTGAAGATAAGGTTCTTGTCCCAAATCTTCTATTGTTAGATTGAGATAATAAGGAAGTGCAAGTCCATAAACCCAACAGGAATCTTTAGGAAACTCTGGATTGTCATAAACACAAACAGCATCATATCCATTATGTTGAAAGAGTTCTACAAGTTCTCTTCTGGTTGAACTCCAGATAGGTTTCATTCCAAGTTCTTTGAGATGCTTCATAAACCTGATATGAATCACTTCATCACCAGCACCACATTCATTATCTACAATAATAGTTCTTCCAGGTGTGATGGTTCCATCCCATTTCTCATATTCAGGAAGTTTTCTATTCTTATATGCTTCTACTTCTCCTGCTTTGAGAAAATGTTGAAGTCCTGTACGAATATCATTCTTGCGGAAATAATGTCCAGATAAGTTGTGATATGCTTTTCTTTCAATTTCTTCTGGTAGTTTCTTTTGAAGAAGATTGAATAAAAGTTTTTCTGATTTTTCTTTTTGATTAATTGCAGAATAAGCAAAAGTTTCCTCAAGAAGAAGTTCAGTATCTTGAGGATTTTGTGATTTGATTTTTGAAATTTGTGTTATTGCTTTTTCTGGATAGTTGTTTTGATTATAAGCATTAATCAAATTCTTTGTAGTGATATAAAGTTCTTCTTTTGACTTTGCTAATTTAAGACCTTTTTCTCCATACTCAATTGCTTTGGAGAAGTTCTTGAGTTCAAAGAAGCACTTTGCAATCTCATCATATTGTGAGAATACTTGTGCTCTTTTACCAAAAGCATCTAGAAGTTCAAATGTAAGTTGATGTTCTTGAAAGGAATATAATGTTTTTGCAACTAACTCAATGGGGTTCATATAAAATAATGTATTTGAAGGTATTTAGATACCTTGTAAATCATCTGAAGTTCTTATTGCCGACATGTTCACTGCATTAGAAGAAATTTGTTTCCAATTAGTTCCTCCGAATATTATGACTGGTGAACATATTGGGGTTATTGCGCTACTAGTTCCTAACTGACCATAAGCATTGCGACCCCAACCCCACAAAGTTCCATCAGTTTTGATTGCTGCCGTAGTCCCTTCTCCCATAGAAACTTGTTTCCAGTTCGTTCCTCCAGCAAATGTAGTTACTGGAGTAAGTTTAATACTTACATCACTGCCAGTCCCCAAAGTTCCGGAATTAACTCCCCAAACCCATAAAGTTCCATCAGTTTTGATTGCAGATGAAGAAAATCCACCTTCGCAAGAAACTTGTTTCCAGTTGGTTCCTCCTGCAAATGTTGTGCCTGGTGTAGGTCTATTAGTTGTATTATTGGTTCCCAGTTGCCCTAAATTATTATACCCCCAACCCCACAAAGTTCCATCGGTTTTGATTGCTGAAACAAATTGTCCTCCACAAGAAACTTGTTTCCAGTTGTTTCCTCCTGCAAATGTGGTGACTGGAGTCACTCTATTGGTTGTTGTATTGTCTCCGAGTTGCCCATAAGCATTGCGACCCCAAGTCCATAAAGTTCCATCAGTCTTGATTGCTGCAGTGCATCCCATGAATACATCATATGGATTACATCCACAAGAAACTTGTTTCCAGTTGGTTCCTCCTGCAAATGTGGTGACTGGAGTGAGTCTAGTGGATGATGTATTGTCTCCTAGCCGACCATTACTATTAAGTCCCCAAGTCCATAAGGTTCCATCAGTTTTGATTGCTGCAGAATGACTACGAGAAACAGAAACTTGTTTCCAATTGGTTCCTCCAGCAAATGTTGTGGATGGTGAGGGCCATGCAAAAGACCCACCGTTATTATTCCCCAGAATCCCGTCTTGTCCCCAACCCCAAGTCCATAGTGTTCCATCAAGTTTGATTGCTCCAGTGATGGCATTACCGACACCTGAACAAGAAACTTGTCTCCAATTTGCTCCTCCCCCAATAGTTGTAACTGGAGTCACTCTATTGGTTGTTGTATTGTCTCCGAGTTGTCCAGCACTGTTACGACCCCAACTCCATAATTCTGGAGTAATCAACTGATTTGCAATCTGCGGATACACAGTCATCAAGTATTCTTTGGTAATTAATACATTACCTAAATCAAGACCACTACTGTTTTTAAAGTTGGTATTAGGATTAGGCATCTCCAACTACTCCAGGTCTTTTTATAGCAGGAACAATCTCTACTTCATAAACTTCTTCTTTAGTTTCACAAGCATCAATCTCTTGAAGTTTTGCAAGTTCCCAATCATATGCTTCTTGGACTTTTGTATCCACTGCTTGAATAATGGTTTGTAAATCTTCTGTTGTAATTTGCAACCAAGTTCCATTATCAAACTTAAAGTTATGAGGTCCAGGTCCAGCAATATATTTTGCAATAAGTGCTAGACGATTTTCTCTATCTGTTGATACTGTAATTCCAGAATTATTAATAGTAACTTCAATTGATGTATTTTCTCTTCTTTGTCTTTCTGGTTTTACACCTAATTTATATTCTTCTTTAATTTGCCCAAGTGTTTTATCTTCAACAGTATAAACAAAGACTACTTCATCATCTGCAATTGTATGACTTGTTTGAGATGCTGTTTGAAATCTTGGATTATACTCTGGGATCTCATTTCTTGCAGGAAGAATCTTAATATCCTCTGTGATCACAATAGGAACATTTTGATAATCTTGTGAAGTCACTCTATAATCTACTTCAAGTTCTTCTAGTTCATCATTAATCATTCTATAGTTGAATGCGATTGGTCCTAAAAGTAATTCCTGACCATTAACGAGTGCGTACATATGACTTTTTTAATTATTTATGCGATGAAGTAGGTAGGATCAGTGCCTGATGTGATTGCGCCTTTAGAGGTCCTGCCAGATGTAGCCTGTTTCCAGTTGGTTCCTCCTGCGAATGTGGTTACTGGTGTGTTTCTTTGTGTTGCATCATTAGTTCCCAACATCCCCGTGCCTAAATCTGCGCCCCATGTCCATAGAGTTCCATCAGTTTTAATTGATATCATACTAAATGTCGTTGATGATCCACCAATTCCAACAGCAACTTGTTTCCAGTTAGTTCCTCCTGCGAATGTAGTGACTGGAGTGCATCTTGCAGTTGTGTTATTGATTCCTAGTTGCCCATAAAGATTACGGCCCCAAGTCCATAAAGTTCCATCGGTTTTGATTGCTGCCATATTGCCCGGACTAACATCAACTTGTTTCCAGTTGGTTCCTCCTGCGAATGTTGTGACTGGAGTTGATCTTTTATTTGTGTCATTGGTTCCTAGTCCTCCATAAGAATTATCTCCCCAAACCCATAAAGTTCCATCAGTTTTAATTGCTGCACTGCAACCAAGAAATGAAGCGCCGGAAGAAACTTGTTTCCAGTTGGTTCCTCCTGCGAATGTTGTGACTGGAGTGTATCTGAATATTGCATCATTAGTTCCCAAAGTTGCATCATTACCACCCCAAACCCACAAAGTTCCGTCAGTTTTGATTGCTGCCATACTACTACCATATCCTAAAGAAACCTGTTTCCAGTTGGTTCCTCCTGCGAATGTGGTTACTGGTGTGTTTCTTTGTGTTGTATCATTGGTTCCTAATACTCCTGCAGTATTGTCTCCCCACACCCACAAAGTTCCATCTGTCTTAATTGCTGCTGTTCTTTTATAACCACAAGAAACTTGTTTCCAGTTGGTTCCTCCTGCGAATGTTTGAACGGGAACTAATCTATTGGAAGCTAAATCGTTTGTTCCCAGTGCTCCACCAAAACGTCCTCCCCATACCCACAAAGTTCCATCAGTTTTCACTGCTGCTGCATGTCCATATCCATAAGAAACCTGTTTCCAGTTGGTTCCTCCCTCAAATGTAGTGACTGGAGTGGATCTATTGGATGTTGCATTATTTCCTAACCGTCCATTAAATCCTTCTCCCCAAGTCCATAAAGTATCACCAACCCATTGGTCAATTAACCAATACTCACTCACAAAGTAATTTTCTAAATCTCCTTCTGGAGAATTAAACTGATTAGGCATCTAATTTTCTCTCCAGTTCTTCAATACGAACTTGTTGTTCTTTGATTGCTTCAATTAAAAGTCCAACCATATTGGAATAACTTACTGACTTAATGCCATCGCTATTGGTCTCAACGAGTTCAGGAAGTACTTTTTCTACTTCCTGAGCAATCAAACCAAGTGAAGGTTTATTGTTATTTATCCAATCAAACCTAACTCCATCAAGTTGTTTCGTAATTTCAATCGGATTTTCTATAGGTCTTACGTTAGTTTTTTGAGTTGCGTCTGATAGTGATGTAAATTGAGTTGCTGCTAGGTTTCCAGATAGTGGATTAAATTGGAGATTTGTTGAAGAAACATTTGCTGCAGAAATAGATCCTGATGTAGAGTCAGTAAATGTAAGATACCTAGTTGCATTTGTTGAGATATCATCGCTTATTGTTACTCCACCTCCACCACCTCCACTAATATTAATAGTTGCGATTCCAGAACTAACTGTTACAGTAGAAATTCCCGAACCTCTAAAGTCTAAGAATGTTGCTCCAGTTCCTACTGTTCCTCCAGCAGTTGCAATTCCGACACCAGCAACAAGTCCAGTTAAGTTTGCGCCAGAGCCAGAGAATGATAATGCGGTAACAACGCCAGTAAAACTTGCGGTAGTTCCAAATAAGGATGCTGTATAAGTTGTTATTCCAGAGAAGGTAGAAACACCAGAAACATTTAATTGTGCAACAGATGCAATACCACCCATAACTGATGTAGCAATACCACTAGAAGTAGCATAAGTTGCTGTACCACTAGAGGTTGCATAAGTAGCAATACCACTTATAGGAACATTTGTTAATCCAGAACCATTTCCAACAAATGATGCTGCGGTTATGATACCAGTAGTATTAACTGATGCTGCTGCCGTAAGTGCAGAAGAAATTCCAGCACTAGTTGCATAAGTTGCAATACCACTAGAGGTTGCATAAGTTGCTATACCAGCACTAGTCGCATAAGTTGCAGCAGTAGAAATTCCTGCAGTTAATGCATAAGTAGCAGTACTAGAAATACCACTAGAGGTTGCATAAGTTGCTATACCAGAATTTATGGCATAGACAGCAGAAGAAGCAGAAATATTAGTAAGTTTAGAACCATCACCATAATAAGTTACAACACCACTTGTACTTGTGGCAGTTACAATACCAGAAAATATTTTTACCGTCCCAATTGTTGCAATACCAGTGATATTGGCATTAAGTGCAGTAAACCCACTAAAGGATATACTACCCCCAATATCCAACTTTCCAGTAACACTTGTATCGCCTTGAACATAAAGTGCTGTTTGTCCTGTAGAGACTGAAGAACGAACATCTAATAAGTAGTTTGGCAGTGCTGTTCCTACACCAACAGAACCACTACCTAATGCTGTAAGAACCGTTCCATTCGTTCCGACGTTTAGTTCGTTTATAACAGTTGAGATTCCTGTTAGATAAGAATCTGTTGCAATAAACCTACCACGTAGATCTAATTCCACTCTTGGAATAGTAGAACCTATGCCAACATTTTTAGTTTGACCGCTTACAATAAGAACGTCAGAATTAACTTCTAATCCGTCTTTTATAACAAACGCTTTTTTAATTGCCATAGGTGGAGAACGCCAACCTTATTTTAAGTATTTATAATAAAGAAATAAATACGAATATGAACAATTTTAAAATTCACATTTATGTCTTATCCATTGGTAATTAGAAATTTTATTACAGAAGAAGAAAATGATTATTTTTTAAACTGGATAGAAGAAAATAAATCTTCATATGATCAACATATAAGTTCAGAAGATTACTGGTCCAAAAGATGCATATATTATTCTTCAATTAAGGAAGAAGAAGTTAGAGAAAAATTAATTAAGTTAATTGTATCAATTAGAAGTGTTGTAGAGAAAACTTCTATATCTGACCAAAAACTTTTTATAGAATATCCACAATTTGTTAGGTGGGAAAATAAAGTAGAACTTACTCCACATGCAGATAATATTGAGCAAGATGGAGTTACTCCAAACTCATCTCCTTGGAGATCGCACGGAAGTGTTCTTTATTTTAATAGTTCTTTTGTTGGTGGAGAATTATATTATCCAAATTTGAATATAGAAGTTAAACCAGAACCAAGAATGCTAGTTGTTCATCCAGCAGATTTAAAATTCACACATGGAGTTAAAAAAGTTGAGAGCGGCGTTAGGCAGACATTAAGCGTTTTTTTGACTTATGATCCACATGCCGCTCCCGTTTATAACGATTGAATTTTTATTTGCCTGTTGGTGGTGGTGAGACTAGTTTATTGTGAGATAATAAGTTTTCTGAGATATAGGTGTGACCACCATCAACTTGAATTGCAACAACCTTTCCAGGTTCTGCACTTTCAATTTTTATAATTGTATGCCCAGAAATAATATCACCAACTTTTAAACTACAAGCTAAAACCCAACCACTTTCTTCACTATAAAATGTATGAGTAGGTGAGCAGGTAAATTCAACATGATCAAAGATAATTTTCAATCTTTCAGAATCAACTTGCTTAACATAATCAATTAAGTATTCACCCCATTCTAAAGTATGTTCATGTCGAGTTGTAATTAAATCACCAACTTTTAGATCACCTGCATTCTTTTGAGTTCCATCTGCCATTAAGATCTTTGTCCATGGAGCAGGACAGGATGTAATTGGTGGTGATGGATTCGTTACAGGTGGATTCGTTACTGGTGGAGTAACTATCTTTAAATTGTGAGATAATAATCCTTCACAGATATAAGTGTGAGCACCCTTAATTTGAATTGCAACGACATCTCCATATTCATAATCATCAATTTCAAGTAAGGTATGTCCACTTATAATATCCCCAATTACCATATCACAAACTCTAGTCCAACCTTTATTTTCAACATACATTTTATGAGATGTTGAGCAGACCAAATCTTTGTGGTCAAATTTCATTTTAAATCTATCTTCTTGAACGATAGAAACTTTTAATACAGAGTATTCACCCCATTCTAAAGTGTGTTCATCTTGAGTTTTTATTAAATCACCAACTTTTAGATCACCCGCATTCTTAAGAGTCCCGTCAGACATTAATATCTTTGCCCATGGTGCAGGACAAGATGGTGCCAGTGATGGTGGCGCAACTGGTGGCGCAACTGGTGGCGCAACTGGTGGCGCAACTGGTGCGGGTGGCTTTGGCGCTTTTGGTGGTGGTGCTTTTGGTGGTGGCGGTGGCGGTGGTGGTGACACAAATGCTAACAAGGGGTCTTGCTGTGTTCGTGGGAGAACAAATGGAGGTGGTGGCGGTGATTTTGGCGGTGGTGGCGGTGGTGGAGGAGGATTTCTTCTGTTGTGCGATAATAATCCGTCACTAATAAAAGTATGTGCATCATCAACTTCAATTGAAACAACATCACCATATTCAACACTCTCCACACTTATTAATTTTTGATTACTTACAACATCACCAATTGCCATATCACAAACTCTAGTCCAACCTTTATTTTCAACATACATTTTATGAGTTGGAGAAAAAATAACCTTAGCATTATCAAAAGTAAGTTTTAATCTTTCCGACTGTAAGGTTGAATTATGTGTAATTGGATACTCTCCCCATTCTAAAGTATGTTCATGTTGAGTTTTAATTAAATCACCAACTTTCAAATCTCTAGCATTTTTTTGAGTCTTATCTGACATCAAAATCTTTGGAAATGGATTAAAAATTGGCAGTGGAGATTCTGTTAATTCAATCTTCACTGTACGCGATAACAATCCTTCACCAATAAAAGTATATGCCTCATCAACTTCAATAACAATAACATCTCCACTTTCAGCAGGTTCTACTGACAATAGTTTTTGATTACTTATAACATCACCAATTACCATATCGGTAACTAATATCCAACCTTTACCATCAACATACATTTTATGAGTTGGAGAGCAAGTAAAGTTAGACTCTTCAAAAGTGAGTTTTAATCTTTCTGAAGGACTTACTTTTTTATAAGTAATTGGATACTCTCCCCATTCTAAAGTATTTTTATGCTGCGTTTTAAGAATATCTCCAACCACTAAATCGCCTGCATTCTTAAGAGTTCCATCTGCCATTAAGATCTTTGTCCATGGAGCAGGACAAGATGGTGGTGGTGGCGGCGGTGGTGGAGGAGGTGGTGGGGGTGGTACATATTCGCGAATTACAACTTTTCCAAGACCGGCATTACCACCTTGTTGCGTAGAAGTAATTATTACAGACCCATCACTATATCCACTTCCACCTCCACCACCTCCACCGTTACCACCATTGCCGCCAGTTGCACCACTGCCGCCATTGCCTCCAGAATTTATTCCTTGTCCTGCAGTGCCATTAATTCCATATCCTGGTTTATATCCTCTTGCAATTGTTGCCGTATTTGTACTTACTCCTGCAGTAGGTGTATAGTACTTTGTATTTCCAACATCAGCACATGCAGAAAATCCTAGAGTGGCCCAATATTCACCTTTAGTGCAAGGTAGTACTCTACCTCCGTTGGGAGCAATTGCTAAAGTATCTCCAGATTTAAGTGTTACGAATTGAACACTAGAACCAAATATACCATTTGAGGGTAATGTTCCTGCAGCATAAAGACTTCCACCAGACCCACTGGCAGTAAGACCTGCTACGTTAACGCCACCACCGTCACCGCCACTACCATTTTTTCCTGCATTTCCTCCTCCACCAGCAACAGCAATTAATTTTGCTTTTTTATATAGAAAAACACCTCCACCATTTTTAGTTAGAGAAAGAGGCGTGACAGCATATTCTTCATTTTTATTTAATGTTAATCTGATTGTAGATACTCCACCTCTTCCTCCAACAAAAGTTCCATAATCTGCTCCAGCAGTTCCGTACATATCAATATATGCCTCAATACTTAGTTCTGGTGCATAAAATGTAAGAATACTTCCAGGTGGTATTTGATCTGGATTTATTGTATATGGACCTTGAGTAACAATATTCCAAGAATATAATAGTGCCTCAGTACTGTTATCATCCGGAATTACTTCAACGTTAAGTATTTTTCTAGGAGCAACTACATCAAGATTGGCATTATTTGTATATAATGGAGAGTTTGAAGCAGTGGGATGAGTAATTTTTGCTCTAACAGTATTAATCCCAATATTTGGTAAAGAAATTAAAAGTTCATTTGTTTTAGAACCTTGTATAGTTGCACTGTCCGAAAGATCAGAACCATTTAATTGCCATTGATAAGAAATATTTCCTTGACTAGTATCTGTAATTGATGCATTAGTAACAAATCTTGTATATGAGTTTTGTCCAATAGTACTAATGCCAGGTTGTTTTGTTACCGATAATGTTGGATAGACTGTTAAAACTGCACTACTAGATGAAATTGGATCATTTATTGCATTTCCAGTTGATCTGGCAGTACCAACTGTAATTGGATTTTCTCCATATGCAGATGGTATATAATCTGCATTTAAATAAAACTGTTTATTATGATCAGTTGGACTAACGACATTAGAAATAGTTAATGTCGTAGTTGCAGATCCAGTTACATTTGCACCATCAGTTAATGGTCCATTTTGATCATACCATCGATAAGAAATATATCCAGTGGGTATTGCAGGATTTGGTGGAGTTTGTATGGGAAATGTTGCTGTTGCAATACCGATAAAAGTTGCAGATCCACCATTAGTAGTTGCTGCTCCAACTGGATTTGTAGTAAATGATAGAATTGGACCGTTTAGATCTAAAGTTGTCTGTTTGTTTAACATATCAATCTCCTTTAGTTAACAAAGTTTTGTCCGTCAACGAAACCGTACCAAGATACTCCACCATCAAAAGTCTTGAATGAATATATATCCGCTCTATTTGCAGTTGGTGTTATGGTTGGCAGAACACCACCACCAGGCCAATAAACCGGTAAAATTCCTCCACTAGAATTTCTAAAGTCATCAATATCAACCAGATATCCACCAATTGCATTTTGTGCAATTTTAATAACAAATGAACTTGCTCCAGATGGTGCATTAATAATCGTAAATTGATTAACTGTTTCCGATAATGTAAAATCGAATGACTGTGCCTGAGACAGATCAATTGTGACAATATTAGACGAACTTGAGATTGTTTGAACAACTTCGGAATATGTCTTAAATCTTGTATGCCCCTCAATGTCAAGTTTTGCTCTTGGTACTGCTGTTCCAATACCAATTAATGGACCATTAGTTGTGAGCGTAGTTCCAGCACTACCAACTATAAGATTTGTTGTAGTAACAATACCTGCTCTAATTTGACCCGATGTTGACTTTAGATCAAATGCCGTTGCGGTTAGCATTCCGCTTACAAATACATTATTTGCGGTGATAATTCCAGCAAATACTGCCTCTCCATTAACATAAAGTGTCGTTGCAGATGTTCCAACAGGACCAACTTCAAGATTAAATCTAGGAACTGATGTACCAATACCAACAGTACCCAATAATGTATTATAAATTCCACCACTAATTTGAGACCACCCGGCAGCACTTACATTTATATTTGTTAATCCACTTCCATCGCCAGAGAAGTAAGAACCGTAGCAAGTGCCGATGAAATTTGTACTGCCATTTATCTGAAGTTTAAATTGATTTGCACTGGTTCCAATGCCAACACCACCACTTGAATTAATGGAAACAATTGAAGATCCACCACCAACCTGAAGAAGATTGGAACCGGGACTTGTGGTTGCAATACCAACCTGATCAAAGAGAGCAATATTTAAATCTTTGGAAAGGCTGACAGCACCAAAACGATACCATTCATTGTCAGTAGTATAAACCCATCCAAGATATCCACCCTTCGTTGGATTTTGATAGTAAATTACATCTCCAGGATTACCCGAAAGTATTGGTGTAGTAACTCCAACGGTATATTTTCTAGAAACTGTAGCATCGCCCTGCAAGAACAGCGAGAATGCTTCAATACCTTTATTGGAAGTTGATGTTATCTTATTTCCAAATACAACAGGTCCATTAAACTCAGAAATTGATTTGCCATCACTACCACCATCAACACGAATTGAACGACTAAATGTTCCTTGAACTGGAGTAATAACATTTAATCCAGGAAGTCCTCCAATATCTTCACCAGTTACAGTTTGGACAGGAGTATCAAAGATTTCTTCTTGACCTGTAACTGAACTCAATCTCTTATTTCCTGAGTATGAAATACCCTTATCATTCATACCAGTATAGAAGTTAATACCACCATCTTTTCTGGTTGATTGTGCAAGGAGTTCCTCTATTGAAGAAATCTGACGATCTTGTTTATCTGGGAATGCAGTTGAATAGTTACCAGGACCAAATCCAACATATTCAAATGTATGACCAGATGCACGAATGATTGAATGCCTACGGAACTCAATTGGATTGGCATAAATTCTTCTTACAACAGAGTTGACTGAATGACTAACTGCTTTTGTTCCAAGAACTCCACGGAAAACATAAATTGGATTTGTTGGAGTACTTGGAATAGTTGTTTTTACTCTCACGATTTCTTCGTCAATTACCAAATAATCACCAATTTTAATATCAAGATTTTCAATATTTTGAATGTTAATCTGGTCCGTAAGTGCATCTGGAATAAGTGCTGATAAAGTAGTTGTAATTCCAGCATAAGTTGGAATCATTCTGCCATTTAAATTTTCATTATCAACTGTAATTGTACCACCATTTGATGTTACACCTTCGCGATATGCATAAAGAGTTCCTGCTGCTGAAGGAGAAAATGTTCCAACACCAATCGTAACGGAGAATGAATTTAGATTGAGATTTTCTTTGACAACAAAATCTCCGTTATATATTTCTTCAGTAGATCCTATTAAACGAATCTTATTATCAACCTTTAACCCATGACGGTTAGAAGTTGTAATAGTTGCAATTCCAGAATTATTATCATATGCCAATGAACTAACTCTAATTGCTTCTCCAGTTAGGTCAGCAAATGCATTTAATGTAAATTGCGTTCCAATACCAAGTGTTGAACCAACTGAAATTGAAGATGCAGAAGAAACTGCAAATCTATACCCAGCTCCAACAGTAACATTTGTAATTCTATAAAGATCATTAAATGTAGAATAACCTTCGGAGGATACTCCAGAAATTCTGATAGTATCTCCAACATTATTATAGATTTGAGTAACTGTTACTACTGCCGGAGAATATCCTGTGGTTGTTGCAACACCTACAACAGAAAGAGTATTTCCAATTCCATAAGAAGACCCACCATCCATGATTACAATATCAGAAATAGATCCTGATCCATCTACTGATATTTTGGCAGTAGCGAAGGCACCTGTAGCAGATCCAGCAAATCCAACAAGACTTGCATTATATAAACTTGTAGCACTTCCATACCCATATCCAGATCCAGCATTAGTAATACTGACTTGTGTGATACGATTTAATCCATGATCAATAGCAGTATGTACAGTATGTGTAGATGCATCTGTTGAAGTAATATCTGTAATAGCAATGCCTACATTACTATCCGATAGAACTTTGGAGATTGTTTCTTTTGTAATACTCTTACGGACATCATTAACTACAACTTCACCAATTACTGATGAAGATGCAAACGATTGAGTCTCATCTGGATCTGATTCTGGATTATCACGATTTGTTTGCGGATAAAGTTCTTTTACTGGTTGAGAATATTTTTCCTCAGTAAAAGGATCAACACTTGGGGAATTGGAGGAATTTAGAACAGTTAAGTAATAGACACCATCTTGTTGCCCTGCAATATATTTTTGTGCTTCTTGAGTTTTGAGATTATAATAGGTATTCTTATACTTACTTCTTTTAAAATATGGAAGAGAAGAATCTCTTGCTGAAATATCATTTGTTAATGCACCTGGATCAGTGTCTAAAGCAAATGTAAATACTTTAGCATTTGTAATTGTACTTACTACATAAGTTCCATTATATCCAGAATTACTTGCACCAATTACATTATTTGAACTTTTAATATTAAAAAATGTGACTTCAGATCCTACTGATAAATTATGAGGAAGTTCTGTAGTGATATATGCAATACCTGCTTGCCACTGGGCATCAGCAACGAATCTAAAGTTTCTTTGCTGATTTACATTTGAAATAGAACCAGCACCAAAATAAGTTTGAATTTCTCCGCTAGTTGCTCCAATAGTGGTATTAGATTCTTGAATAACAAATCCATCACTTGGTGGTCTTGCATACAATCCAGAAGATGCGGGAATTACATATCTTAGACGATAAATCGTATCATTTGCATTTCTTGAATCTTGCTTACGATTGATATATGTTCTAGGAGTTGCTGCACCAAGAATAGTTGAACCAAAACTTACGATTGCTGGATAAATCTTATTATCAGTTTCACTGTTTGATACCTGAATATACCATTGCGAATTACTATAATCAAACTGAACTGGGTGTCCAATGTCCCCAGAATTCTTATCAGATACTCTACTTACAACACTTAAAATACCACCTTTGTTGTTAATTAAAATCTCACTTGCACTGATGGCATCGTTTTGAGTTTTTGCAAGTTTCAGTTGCGTAGTTGTTGTAAGTCCACTGCTTGCATTACTACTCGTAATTGCATAATAAACTGTATTTGGCAACAAACCATCAGGAAGTTGTCCATTATCACTCAATATGCGAACTGATTCTCCATTTATAAATGTATGATTTTGTGTTAATGAAAGTGTATTGCTGGAAATATTATTAATACCAGAAATACTACGACTTACATAGAATTTCTTCTCAGAAGTTGTCTGAGATCCAGGCATTACAATACGAGCACTATATTCTGATGCAGTGCTTCCTGCTGAAATTATAACTTTTAGAGTATCATTTTCTCTAGCACCAATACGATATCCTTCTAGAACATTTTCTGGTGCAACATCAGAGTTTGTTTGATTATAAAGATAGAGATATCCTGTTGAAGCAACCCCAACGGTCTTACTTACGTCAATTGAATTAAATTCAATTGCGGTTTCAACCTTTGGAATTTCTTTTGGTGGAATAATATGAGTGATATAACCAAGATCATCTTGAGGAAATGCATTTCTTCTAAAACCTGAAGCAACAAGTGCCTTTGCTCCAAAGTTAGAGTTTGAGTTGGTAACTGAAAAGTCACCACCACTTTCTACAGCAAAATGTTCAGCATAACCAATCGCAAAGATTGAAACATTCTGAACAAATGCATCATTAATTGCCTTAATATGGAAATTCCTATATGTGGGTTTAAAGATTGCTCTTGAATTTGTACTAATTGTCTCATTTCCAGGAACTGTAGTATCATCATAAGTTCCCGTAGATGAATTGTACAATACAAACGCATTATCATCTTTCTGCAATCCAATACCCGTGAATTGGGCAATAACCATTGATTTAAATCCTGATGCCTTATCACCATCAGCAAGAACTCCGCACATTCCATAAACAGAACGTAAAGAGATGTTAAAGATGTATGGAGATGCTGAAGTTACAGTATCGGAAGTAAGTGATAAAGTTGACCCAGTTGATGATGGGAAAGCAACCAATGGGGCATTTTGAACTTGATATTTAATTACAGTGTCACTTAATTTTTCAGTTACAACAAATTGTCCGTTATAACCTTCTGCAATAATACCAGAAATTCTGAATGGAGTATCTACATCAAGGCCAGATACGCCAGATTCAGTAGTAACTGTAATTATTTTTGATGGAGTAATTCCATTACCAGAAATAATACTTGAAATACCAACAGATGCTCCAGTAGAACCTACAATACGATATTCATCAATCTTGGGTTGAATATCAATGCTAGATGAAGGATAATCTGGTTCAATTGCACGACCAGATGATTGTCCATATGCAAGTCCAACTTTCTCATAATACATATCCAGGTCAGTACGATCTGTTGAATATGTTTGAAAAACATCATCAATATTTACATCATTTACTCCATCAGCATATTCAAAGCAAGATAATTTGTGATGAGAGAAGTTAGGTACAAAAAGATTTTCAGTGTAATCAAGATAGCACTGTCCATTTGGATCGGCATCAAATAAAGAAAACTGCCATATATAACATCCGCCGGTTACACGGAAAATAGTCGATCTTTCAATATTATCGTTAGTTGGATTGGGAACATACTTTGGACGAATTTTAGTCTTTCTTAAATCGAGTCCAACAATTGAAGTACCACGAGGAATAATAACTCCTCCATGAATACTATTCATTTTATAAAGTACGTTATCTGATGTAGTGAGATCAAAGTTTGATGTTAAATCCCAAGCAGGAAAATTATTACTTGTAGAACCATTCCTAAGTCTAAAATTATTTGAACCATCAGGAATCCATCCTGGACGATTATCTATAACGTGATCGCCTGGATATAGAAGAATTGTTGTTTTACCAAATCTATCATTATTCAGTCCTCTTTGGTAAGAGAATCTTGATGCCTCAATTAGTGCTCTTTGAATCGTTTTAAATGGACGAGTCAGTGAGTTTCCTTGATTCTCAATACTATCCGTAGAATCAAGACTGTTTGGATCAACATATATGATTGTACCACGAACAGACTTTAGAAAATTATCTAAACGAGAGAGACCCATCTTATTTTATTATAAGTTCCGTTATGGATTATTTATCATACAACAAAACCTCCACAAGGGAGGTTCTGAAGCACACGGAAGGGATTTGGTTAAGTATCGCCTTTAATATTATACCATTCTTGTTCTTTCCAAGTCAACTGTTGTTTAAGTTTTTTGTCGAAAACCATAAGATACCGATGTTTACGACTCCTATCACGCCACTCACCATCAGCACCTTTGACACTACCTCGTGAATGTTTAGTTCCATCAGCATAGTAGAAATCTTTTTTAGCGTCAGTTAAACCGTAGTACTGAAAATTACAAGCTCTGTATATAATTCCAGAGTGGTGATTAGAGTCAGCGTAACTAAGAACAGCACGAACCGTGGCATCTTTTCTAAACCTCTTAATACATCTACTTACAAACCAAGATGTGATATTATATTCTTCTTTCTGAACTTCTGGATGAATACAGAGACGGGAAAGTTCAAATAAACCTTCTTGCTCATCTCTCTTCAATCCAAAAGCACCTACGGCAATTTCTGGAACTGGGAGACCAGTAAAAATGCAAACACCAAGGCAGTTGCCAATCCTAAGGACATCTGTGAAACAATTGCGGTAAAGTCCATAATTGAAACCTGATTTAAAATCTTTGGATTTGTCTTTTAGATAATGGTGAGTATAAAGTAAGTTTTTTACTTCATCCTTTCCAACTTTATCTATATAAAAATCCGATTTCATTTAAGTATTATTACTCATTTTGTTTGCATTCTAACATATATTCTACAGTATTTGCTACATCATTCATAGCATCACGAAGAAATGGTTGTTGTCCTGATTCTTGTCTGCGAATAGGACGCGAACTGTCAGTAAGAGTCCAACGCCATTGTTTCATGGACTCGCAATACCAAAGATTAATGTTCATTTTGGAGTTATAAAGAACTCAAAGCCCCCGATCTGATTCGAACAGACGACCAACGGTTTACAAAACCGTTGCTCTACCACTGAGCTACAAGGGCATTTAATCAACAGGCAACATTTCTGGATTTTCCAGTTCAAGTTCAAACAACATTGGATGACACTCTTCATCAATCAAATAGAATGATGTTCTGTATAAATCCTCTGGTTCAAATCTTCTTTCTGTATCTGCTAATTTGATTAGTTCCAGATCATAAATTGAGTCGTCTGGAAGTTCGTCAAAAGTAAAAGGAACTTGATTTATAAAGTACATCAGAACAATTTGTGCTCCTTGATTATACCAACAATACCTGGCATCAATTCTGTACTTCATAGGAACTTTTCCTACTTTTGTTTATTTAGAGGAAGTTTATATCCTCTAATACCCGTGGTCAGATTCGAACTGACGCTGGAACGATTTTAAGTCGTTTGTCTCTTCCGCTGGACTACACGGGCATAAAAAACTCAGAGAAGACTGAGTTGATTGCTACATTCTACCATATAAGTAGCAGGATGTAAACGGCAGTATTCATTAAAGGTAATCTTCATTTCTTTATTTGTAAGATTACAGTTTTCTGCTGCCTTTGGAATGTTCCACTTTGCTGTGAAAAGCATTTCCATTGATTCTCTTGTTTCTGGACGCATTTTAAAAAAAGTATCGTGTGAGAATTTTTACCGGGTTTTTTTACCCCCAAAAATGAAACTTAAAGTGGATTTGCGTATGAGAGAGTACTTTCATCAAGTGTTGAACGAACAAATTCTAGCACATTCATAAACTCATCAACAGTATCACAGGACACTTGCTTTTCTGTCCCTTCACTAGAATAAAGATACACGGTACGCTTAATAGGGTCTACGACACAGCGGGTCAGGTACTCGCCTTGCATTCGGTTCGTTTCGTGATTACCTAGGTATCATAGCAGGTCCTGGAGAGGCGTGTCAAGCCCTTATACCATTAATCACATATTGAGAATTGTCACCAGGATAATCGGCAGGACTTGTTCCTTGATATTCTGAAATATTCTTATCAACATCCTTTCTTTCTCCATAGACAACATAAGAACAATTAACAGCACCACCTGCATTATTTTTTACAATAATCTTGGTCCCCCACTCAATTTTTTCCACGAAGAGTTCTTGATAGCACCCAATAGGGGTTAGAGTTACGCCCACAGTTTCAATATCAACCAAATCTTTCCAATAATCTGGAAGTTCTATAACATTTCCATTAGAAAGTTTTCCCCTAAAATAAACTTCTGCCTCTGGACCTTCTACGCAGATATATCTGAGTCTATATCCTTCCTTTGAGGGATGAGAAATATCAAAAGACTTTTTGCTATTTACATCACTAACTAAACTTGACCAAGCAGCACCTGCAAATGAAGGGGCAGATATTGTTCCAGTGGCAGTAATATTGCCATTAAAATTAGTTTGTGTTGCATTAAAATTGAAAACAGGAATGTTCCCATAACTTGCTTCAAGCGTTACATTAGCAGTGCTTGTTCCTGCAAGATGCATATACACATAATCATTCGGAGAAGATAATGTGTTTACAAGAATCATTCCAACATCGTCTGGAAAAGTTAAGTCAGTAAATTGTAAAGAAAAATCATCATTATCTCTATATTCAAAATCAAATCCTGGTCCCGTAAAGGAACCTGATTTTTGGAATGTAATTGCCATTATTCTTGAACCTCTACTTCTAATCTAGGAATATCTTTTCTTGTAGCAAAAATATGATAAAAACAATGAATTGGCATACCAGGTTTTGCTTGCAAGTATACCTTACTCTCATCGATTCTTTTTACAATAACGTCTTGATGAGAACCAATCGGAGTTAATGAAACCGTAATTGTAGTTTCATCCACCAAATCTTTCCAATAACGAGGAAGTTCAATATAATCTCTATTTAAAACTTTTCCTCGAACATAAACACCATTCTCTGGTCCTTCCAAACATCCATAAATTAATTTCTTTCCTTGTTCTGAAGGGTGATCAATTAAGAAATGTTTGTCTGGACAATAAAAGTGTTTGCAATAAATTGTTTCTGCTTCTATGTATTTTGATTTCAATAAAACATCAACGCGAACAAAATTTTGAAACCTTGAATAAAGTCTTGCCCATAAAGAATATAGTGGAGACTTAGATTCAGAATTAAAAGTTTGACCAACCATTAAAGTTGCATCAACTTTTCCAAATTGCTGAGCTGCACCAACCTGCATTGGTCCTTCAACAAATGCAGAACCATTAATTTTAGAGGGACCAACTCCAAGTGAAGGAGGTAATCCTGCACCTACCATTAATTGACCGCCAACTGCAACATCGTCTTGACAAGATGACATTTATTTTCTCCTTAAAAAATTTCTTGACTTACTTGGAATCTTCTTCCACCAACTTTAGAATCTTTTACTGCACAAGCGTCAGTAACTCCTCTAATTATTGAACCGTACATACTTAAGCAACTATTTGCTGCAACTTCAACCTTTCCACTAGATGCTATTTTACAGAAACTTGAGGCATTTATCAAGACCTTTTTGGCGTCCATTTCAATAGAACCGCCTTTTGCATTCATACGAATATTTCCTTTACTTCCACCCTCCCCAATTGCAACTAATTCAATATCAGTACCCTGAAGTCTCAGTTTTCCATTACTAGCAATGATACAAACATTACCATTCACAGCATTTATAAACAGAGTATCTTCTGCTTCATTCTTATCAAGACCACATTGAATTTGAAAATTACCAGGAGATGTTATTGAGGTACATCCTTTTCTTGGGCCATCTTTATCTAAAGTGATTTGATGACGACCATCAGATGCTTGAAGTTGTACGTCAGCAGTCACATCCCCTTGTTTCGAAACATGACCAAAGTTAATTGAACCATGGTCATTTCCATAACTAATTTCAGTATAATTTTGTTTTGATGTAGTGTTATTTACTCTCGTATTATTTGGTTTACTATTTGGAGGAATTGCCATCAGAAATGTGAATTCAATGTAGTACTATTTAATAGAGTTAAATTAGATTCTCTGGAGTTCCTGGAATATTGAGACGTGGATCATTACTTGTAACATCCGTACCAGATCTTTCAATTGCACTTGCAGGAGTAGTTACCTTAGTAGTAATACTCTCCTGAAGAGTATTATAGACACGAATTGGTGTACCAATTGTCTTATAGTATCCCGCATACTTAACACCTCCATCATAATATACTGCACCATAATATGCACGACCATCGACATATCCAGTTTGCTTGAGACCAACCAAATCAGTAACTTGAATAATATTATTTGGAGATATTGCCGGATCTAAAGGATCTCTTATTACTTCAAAGACTGGTGTAAACTTTGCATTTACTCCGGTTTCTGATGGAAGAGTGATTCTTGGGTAACTTGTAAAAGGTGTGCCAGAATCATCAACAGTCACTGTATTAATAACACCAAAGGCATTGCAGGTATAACTCAATTTTGCACCATTATCTGGTGTAATTTTAAGTTGATCGCCACCACAATTATAATTGATTCCACCATTATCAACAAGTACTTCTTTCAATTTAACAATAACTGGATATCCAATTGTAGGATCTTGTGGTGCAAGATATCCGTTACCAGGTTCATCTATAATAATTTTTTCTACTACGCCCTTACCACTAATTTTCTTTGGACAGGGTGGAGAAATTAAAACCGCAGAAACTCCAATCGGATTTTCTGTCCAAGATTTTGATGAACTATCTCTTACAGATATATCCTTTTCAATAACCAAGGAAGTTCCTGTTGGATTATTTGAAAACTTATTGGTTCTATCTTTGATATTCGTCAGTTCAATTACAATATCATATGTTCCTGCAGTTATATTTGTTTGAATTGTTGCAGGATCTCCATAAAAATCTGTGGTCTTTTGAACTTGTTTATCACCAATTTTAAGAACACCAATATTATCTGCCTGAAATCTAACTCTGTAATCCCCATCTTCAGGAAATTTTACGTTTTTCCAAGTTAAAGTAAACGTTCCATTTATTCTTTCGTCAGGTTCGGATATACTCTTAAATACTTTTGGAGAGACTGAATACTTATTCATAAAGTCTCCCCAGCCCTTACCTGTTGAACCACCTGTGGTTTGAATGTGATGAAAAATTTCTGGACCCTGATATATTACACCATCCTTTGATGTACCAGAAGAAACAGAACTTGACGTAACTGAATTTTTTGCAGTTTGTTCTATTTTAGAAATTTCAAGTTTGATATTTTCATCAGTTCCAGCAGCATCAAATAGAGATAACTTATTATTGAAAACTTTTGGAGTTCCTGCACCAACTGTAGCACCTAATATTTGTATTGGTCCATAAATTTTACCTCCAGTAAATTTACCAGACTTTTTAATGGTCTCTTCTTTTGGGATACTAAAATATGCAATAGAATCTCTTTGAGATATACCAGTTCTAGTAAACATTAACTTACCACCGTCTGAAGGAATAATAACTTCCTTCGCAGCAAGACCAGCGATGTAAGGTGCGTCATTGACATCCATCACAAAAGAAATTTCGCCAGATCCAAATCCAGATACATCCAAATAATAATCTTTTCCTTTCTGAATAAACTTTGCCTTTATATTAGAAGATGTAGATGCCAGAGGAGATTGCCAGTCAAGAGTACTAAAGATTTTTTGATTTATTGTTGAGAAAGATTCGGAAGAATAATTTTCAACCTCAACTTTTATCGTATGATTACCTTCTTCCAATAAAACTTTTTCCGAACCACTAGTTTTCCCAACTCTTCTTGATAGATCCAGAACTAAATTTCCATCAACATAAATTTTTGCAATATCATCAACCTCTCCACGAACCTTATAATATCCTCTAAAAGGAGCATTGACATTCCAAGAATTTGAATAAGATATTCCACCACTATCACTTCCAGGAGTGTCTAATGGTTTTACTGGAGATAGTGCATATCTATTCAAAAATTTAGACCATTTGGGAAAACGAACTGGATACCAATTTTCCTTTGCACTTGGAAATCTTGTAGACCAAATAGGATTTGGTGGACATCTACCTTCTTGTACAGGAGGTTTTTCTTGAGGAACAGGTTGTGGTGGAGCATCAATTGTTACTGAAATGCCCATTGGATTTTGATTCCAAGATTTTGATGATACAACTGTACCTGTAGCAATATTTGAAACTGTAGATTTTTGTGGTTCTACGTTATCAATTTCAAACTTAATATTTGCATCATCTCCTTCAGCATCTCTGAGTTCAAGTTTTTTTGAACCAGATAGTTTTGGAGGAAGACCTGTTGGATTTTGGTTGATTATTTCAATAGGACCATAAGTTTTACCTCCAGCAAATTTACCAGACTTTTTAATGGTCTCTTCTTTTTCATATGCATTTGGAAAATATTGTCCGTTGATACTTACAGTTGACTTTCTTTTTAATGAAATAGTACCACTTTCAGAAGGAACTCTAATTTCTGATGCTGCTATTCCTGCAATATAGTAGGCATCATTCACATCCATTTTAAATGTTATATTTACTACACCTGTTCCACCAACTTGAATATAATATTGACCTTTCTTCTCAATAATTTTTGCTTCTGGTAGTACATAATCTTTAGGATTCTGAGTAGTAATTGATGCAACACTTGCGGTAGATGCTGACGTATTAATTGAAGTTGTGGTTGCATTTCCTTTCACATTTGTAATAAGAAACTTGATATTTTCATCAGTTCCAGCAGCATCATATAAAGCAATTTTGTTGCTATTTACAGTTGGTTTTGCAACTCCAATAGTTGCTCCTAATATTTGTATTGGACCATAAGATTGACCTCCAGTAACATTAATAGTCTTCTTAATGTTTTCTACTTTAGGTGTGCCAGTTGCCCTTGTAAATTTTACTTTGCCCTTATCCGAAGGAATAATAATTTCTCTCGCAGCAAGTCCTGCAATATAAGATGAATCATCAATTTCCATTAATAAATCTACTTCACCAGTGCCACTTCCAGTAACATCGAGATAAAAATCATTTCCTCTCTTTGCAAATTTAGCATTTATTTTAGAAGTGACTGAAGTTGTTGTTGAAGTATTTGTTGTTATTGGAATATTCAATAAGTCAATTCTAATAAGATAAACACCAGATTTTAATGTTTTTTGAATTGGCTGCACCGAATCATTAAATCCTTTTAAATCGGAGATTAAATCACCATCAATATACAGTTTTGCAAGATTATCACATAGTCCTCTAAAAACATATTCGCCATCATACGGAAAATTTTCTTCCCATTCAAATGTAAATATTCTTCCTGCAAAATCACTACCAGCAACATTTGAAGGAGCAACTGGAGAAATTGCATAAGAATTCATAAAGTCATTCCAAGTAGGAAATGTCACCTCATAAGAAGAAAAATCTTTGCCTAAAGAACTAATTCTTACTGGTAGTTTTTTTCTTGTTGTCCAAAAAGGATTTTTATATTTTGTAAGTGACTCTTGATACTTTTCAATCTCATTTTGAATGGGATCTTTTGCCGTGCTTGTGTATGAATCTGGGTCCCAATCACCTAAATTTTCTCCATTGGGTCCGTATTTTATACCATATCCAACATCAGTATCCTCACATAATTCATATTCTTCAAAGTCTTCTTCTCCCTCAAAGGTTTCATATTCTTCTACAGTTTCGCCAAGAATTGCTCTTAATACTGAACCAGTTCCATATTGACATTCATCTTTTGCTTGAGTAATTGGAGGGAACTGATATCCAAATCCACCGCTTACCAAATCTACTGCAAGAATCGCACCATCTTCTCCTACAACTGGATTTCCTACAGCACCTACTCCACCGCCACCAAAAATTTGAATCTTTGGTGGACCGCATTCTTTTATTTCTTGATATCCACCACAAGTGCTTGTTGTAGATACAATGTCATTTGTAGTTAATAAATTAACTTCATTAATAGTTAAGTACTTAATATTATTGCTACCATCCCTAAAAACAAATACTGTTCCAGGATTTTTGTACGCATAATCATTTGCTTGACAGACTGTAATGCCATCAACAAACCCAAGAGATGGATCAACATATCCAACTCTAATAGAATCTATACTAATTGGTGTATTAAAACTATTTGGCATTTTTAGTAGTATTATATTTCAAAGTCTTTCCATTAACCTTATTTATCATCAACATCCTAATTGGACATTTACATCCTGAACATTTGTGGATGGAGTTGCAAATTGAACATTACCAATTTTTGGTGCCTTAAAGGAAATTTGTGCCTGATAGTCAACATTCGGGAATTTGGGAATCTGACAATCTTTAGCGTCACCACTTCCAATTTGAAGTGTATAATAGGATGATGCTGCACAATTTGGAGTTATATCACACCCAAAAATAGAGATACTTATATTTTGAAAACTTAGTGCGGAGGTTAAACTTGAACTTATAGAATTAATCAATTCATTAACGCTACCTATTACCGATGATACTTCGTTTAGTTCCCCAACAATATCGCCCAAGAATCCATTAATGCTTGCTAAGACATCATCAATTCCCTGATTCATAGCATCCATATTTGCAGAAATTACCTTACCAGTTAAAGATTCAACAGAACATATAGGTGTTGTAGGTGAAGAAGTTTCTGGTGGAATTGTTTTTGTATCGAGTTCGCCATCAAGAATTCCTTGGATTAATGCACAAAGGTTATTAGTAATTTTTTGATATAGGCAGTATATTAATTGAGTAATCTTTTCTTTGATGTCTAAGTACCTATGTCTCTGATTTGGATACATCAAACTGACAGTTGGAGACATTGCTTTATTAATTTTCTTCAAAACATATTCCATAATTTTATCAAAGATTGTTTTCATATACTTTGCAATTTCGCAAGCAGCATTTGAAATTAATGTTTGAATTTGTGAAAGGATATCAGTAGCAGCATCGATATAACTTACTAAAGCATTTAATTTTTTATTAATATCATTTGTTAGATTTTCAATCACAACTTGCATTGCTTTTAATGCAGAATTTGTAACATCACAAGGCGACATTAGAACAACCTTTCTATGATAAAGATCATTCTTCTTTACGTCAGCAACACTTTGTTGATGAGGATTATCGGGTTGCTCTATTGTTGCTCCAGGTCTTGCTGAAGATGTTGAAGAGTTTGCCTGCTCACAACGATTTTTGATTCCGTTTTGAACCGCATTCTTGACAAACTCATCAAAAGCATTACCAGTTAAATTTCTTGCGTTTGCTTCCGCAGATGCACTTTGAATATCTTGCAACTGTGCTTTCGTTGCTTTTCCATACGGAAGTCCATACTTATCCAGAGTAACCCCAGATACTATGGGCGAACATTCCTGTGATTGTTCAGAACCTTTTGGTTTAGTAATTGCAAGATTTTTATCTGCAACTGAAATGTTTGGATCAGGATTAGGATCATCTACACGATTATATCCAGTTAAAGGAACAAATCCCTTATCGCCAGTTTTAACACCAAGTTGAGTTTGGGCGTTGTTACCAAGAACTCCCATAATAACTGGAACTTGTTGGTCAGGTCCATCCAAGAAAAATCCAAATACAAAATTTCCTTGTCTTAATGCAGAAGTTGCAGAAGAACCTGACTGACCACCACCAGCAGTCACAGGATACATTACCTGTGCCCAAGGAAGTTGTTCCGAAGGAAGTATGGTACTCTCTTGGTCGTGAAGACCAATGATTCTTACTTTATACCTACGACCCCACCCAACAATTTGATCTTTATTTTCAAACTTTCCAGGAAGAATATTATCTCTCCAAGTGGAATCCTCAGCAATTTGGCCAATCCACCAATTGAAATCTGCACCCAAAAATCCAGAATTAAATAATGTTCCTTCAGACATAATCAATAATCATATACTCTACATTCCAGTGCTTCAGGATTTGAATCACAATAAAGTTCCAAAGAAGATGGATCGTGATGATCTTCTGGATGGTTCTTAACCCACTTTTCTAATGCTTCCAATTCCTCTTCAGTATGACGACGAGATTGTGGAGAAATTAAAGGATCGTCAAGAAGTTTTTTATCATACTCTATATGCTTTTCTACACTATCCATTTTAGTGATTGTATTGTACTACTATTTAACAAACTTAAATTGCATTATAAGTTGGAGATCCCTTTTTACCTACAGAATCCCTTACTAATGTAAGTTTTGTATACCCACCCTGAGCCTTATTAATATAATGACATAAATCTGCAATAAGATATGAACCACTATGAAGAGTTCCTAACTCTTGTCCAGGAACACCAGCATCAATGAAAACCAAATCTCCTGCGTGCAAACTAAAATCAGCAACTATTGTAATCGTTGTTCTTGTACTAAACAACTGATTATATCTCATTGTCGATTGATTCAAGATATTTTTGGGGTCAAAGTTTTTTAATTTTGATTTTTCTATTTGCTGTTTTGTATCACCTGTAGGAAGAGCACCAGTATCAATCAACATATATTGAGTTCTTGTAAAATTGGTTTTAAACTCTGGATTAAACTTTGGAAGTTCTTTCCCAGCAAGTTTAAGATTTCCTTCAGTAATCTCAGTTTTTGGTAACACTACCTCATAGTAACAGTTAAATGGATCAAACAGTATTGTTTTTGTTGAGTATGTTCCTATTTCAAGTTTTGTTTGAACATTTCCACTTACGTCATCAACATTATGCTCCAATATTTTTGCACTATATCCAGGTGGAATATTTTGCCCAGAACCATCTGGAGTCTGATTGTAAATTAAACTTTTAATGTCCTTTTTATTACCAGTTTTTGAATCTGTAGTAGATAAAAGATTATCAACAGATTTGAATTTAAATCCATCAGATGTCTCATAGAAAAAATAACCTGCAGTATTTCCTGGTTGAATTCCTTTTGGTACTGCTTTTTTTGACAACCAGATGGCAGCATAAAAAGGTTTCTTATTATTGCCTATAAAATTATAAGTATTATTAGTTTCTTCAATATCAATATTTTTTTGAGTGTTCAAATATTTTGAATCAGTCAAAATTCTTGAAATATGATCAGATATTTTTCCATCAAATCTAGTATTAATTCTTATTTGATGATTTAAGATTCCTTCTTTAGAAATTAAATCAAGTCCTACAAAAGACTTTGTGGTGTCTTGTTTTACTGGGGTTATTTTATTAACATACAAAGTTAGTTTTAATTCAACATTATTAGCATCTTTTATTGCCAAAGATACTTTTTCTTGTCCAACAATAGGCAATCCCTCAAGAATTGTCTTTTGTTTGCCATCCTTTTCAATAGATGTACCAGCATCAACATACATTACAGATGCTCTGATCGTTTCCTGCAAGACACTTTCATAGTAGTAGATGTCAGTCCAAACATCTCTAATATCTGCATTTGTTTTTTGATCATTTGAAATCACATTGATGGTTGGAACATCAATACTTCTAACGTCTCTTGTAGTTAATACTTGATTATTCATAAGACTTTATTTCCTACACTATTTAATGGCCCATATAAGTTGAATCATAATCAGAATCTACTGCAGAAGACCCTCCTGGCAGCATTCCACCACCAACAGGAACTGGTACAGGAACATATGATACTTGTGGTGCAGGAACTTTGACTTTAATTCTTTGTCTTCCACCTGCCTCATATCCTGCATAGAACTGAAGAATACTCATCAGTTGTTTTGCTGAATTTTTTCTTTGTGCAACACTTTCAGTTTGGTTGATTATATCAAAGAAATCAATTCCAAAAGCATCTACAGAATCTTTATCAATAATATATTCGCCGGGGTGTGTTCTTACAATTCCACCCTTTCCAGTCGAACCACCACCAAAGAATGCTACGTGGACATGATTGTAGTGTGTGCTAGCAGCAATTGGAGGAACTTTCTTTCCATCCTTTATACTAAATCCAAGTGGAGTATAAAAAATTTCTTTTGCTGTGGCACCATATCTCTTGATTAGTTCTTTAGCCAGAGAAAGTTGTTGTGGTGTTCCATTACCAACACTGTCATTTGAAAAATCCATTGCTCTTCCATCATAATGATAACTATCCGGATTATCTTTCCTTACATGAGAATATAAAGGAACTCCCATACTTTCAGCAAGACTTTTTACTACAGAAAGATTTCCTGCACCAGCACCAAGAGCAACACCGGTTGGAATATTATAACCACTCTTAGTTTTATATTTTTCCAAACTAGCAAGATATTCTCTGTGTATTCTTGGACCTTCTGTATTTTGAATATATTCTGCAGGTCTTTCCCATTTTCTCATAAACCAATCTGCTGCTTCTTGTGGAGAAGAAAATTTTGTAGAGAGATATTGTTGTCCAGGTTCACCCGGTTCTCTCAGTGCATAATCTATTTGCCCCTTCCAGTTTGTTGCATAATCAGGAACTGCCTTTAGGAAAGCATCTTTTCTTCCACCACTTGAATATTGGAATAGACCAACTCCAGGTCCTCCAGCTTCAGAAACTCCAGGTCTAAATCCACTTTCTCTGGATATGTTTGCCATAAGACCTAATGCATGAGTGTCACTCATTCCCTTTGAGAGAAGGTATTGATATATTTCGCCCTGAAGTCCTTCTGGAGAATATTGTCCACCAACATCTGGAGTGGTAGATGGAACATTTTCTTTCTTTTCACCTTCAGCAGGTTTTAGCATCATCTGCTTCATCAAATCTTGGATACTTCCTTCAAGTTGTGATGAAATATTATCTTGCAGAGACTTGGCAATTACTTGAGTTAAGTCTTCACCCCGTAAAAACATATCGGCATTTACTTCACCACCACTAGCAAATGCACCACCTCTCAATACACCAGAACTGAATGTCATATTCATCCAGGCATTAAGTCCTTGTGCAGCAATACTATAGTCTAATGGTGTTGGTTTTTGACCAACTAATGCCTTGTCCCTGAGAGATAATAGTGCTCCAAAGAATGGTGCATTCTTAATTTTTTCATTGGATTTTTTAATATATCCAAGAGGATTTACTTGCTTATTTTTATCTTTACCTTGAGGAGATGGAAAAACTTTTTCAACATTTTTTTGACCACCAATGTCAGCACCTGGTTTTAATTTTGTTGGTTGTGCAGTTACTCCTCTCTTTTTAGTTTTGGAAACTCCTCTTTTTGCAGGACCACCAGTAAACTTTCCACCTCTTGTTATTGCTCCACCTTGAGCACGACCTTGAACTTTTGGTTTTTGTGGGGTTTTATTTCCAAAAAAAGTATCGTATAAAAGTCCACCTAACCAATCACCAACACTACCACCGGCAATACCACCAACAATATTTCCAAAGAAAGGAATTGCAGAACCAAGTGTTACACCAAGAACCGCTCCAAGTGTAGCACCAATAGATTTAAATGCTGCTCTTCCAAGTGGTTCTTTAAAAATAAAATAATTTATTGCAAAATCAATAAGACCTCCAATTATAGGAATTGCTTTTAAAAGTGGTCTTGCGGCCCTGAGTGCTACTTTTGCACCGCCCCTACCAAGTGTTCTTATTAATGTTCTTTTGCCGAATCTTGATGCTGTTTGACCAGATCCTGATGAGGGAACACCGCCAGATGGTTCAGTTTTAGGCCTATCAAATGAGGGTAATTGTGTTGCGGCAATTGCAGCAATAATAACTGCATTAACAGCATTATTAAATCCATCAAAAATTTTAACTGCATTATCCCCACCCACGGTCTTTAGAAATCCACGAGTTTGTTTTGATGCTTCATCTGTTTTTTGAATAAAAGTTCCCAGTGCATCAATCAATCCTACAGAAAAATCTGCAGCAAATTCAACACCAGTACTAACTACTTTTACTACTCCAAGTAACTTTGGAAGATTTGGAAGCATCTTAACAACAAATCTTCCAAGTAAAACTGCGAAGATAATATTTTTAATTCTTTCTAAAAATCCCAATTTGGGAACCCCAGGAACTTTAACTTTTTCTGTTCCTGGTTGTTCTTTTTTTGTTTCAAGTTCTGCTTCTTTTTTTGAAAATTTATCCCTCTCTTCTTGTTTTCTTTTTTTGGTTATTTCTACTTGCTTTAATAAAGTAGAACTTTTGATCAAGTTTTTTACTTCTATAACTTGAGTTTTAATAACTACCAAATCACCTTTTTGAGGTCCAATATTGTTTGATACACTAATTTTTTTAATTGCAAAGGAGGAACCACCTAGAAGTTTTGTTGGATTGATTTTTGCAGGTGCTAGTGCTTTTGGTTCCATTTACTTATCTTACTCCATATATCTTTGCATTTCTGACTGCATTATTAGATGCATGAACATTACTAAATGATGGTACTTGAGGAGAACCACCAAGACCACCTACAGATGGTTTTGTTGAACTTGGAACAGCAACTTCATAAACTATTTCTGGCATAAAATTAGTTGGTGCAGAAATATTTCTTTGAGATGATCTAGATTTTGAAGCAGAGAAAGTCATTGTTGGAATTGATGATGACTTTCTCTGAGAAGAATCTGGAGAAAGTCCACCTGCAAATCTTGGTTTAGGTTTGGAAACTGGTTCTGCTTTTGCTGGTTGATTTAATCCAAACATAGATGCAATACCAGTTCCAACTTTCTGCAGAATATTTGGTTGCTGACCTTTTGGTTTTGGTTTTGATGCAATATTTGCAGATGAACTTGAATTTAATATTCTTTTAGCCGCTGCCATTCTTGCAGATTCGTGCGGTACGCTTGGTGCTTCATATCCAAGCATAAAATTCTTGGTTGCTTCACTTAAATTTTTTGAACCTAACCAAGCACTCTTCGTTTCTCTTCCCCAAGGAAGTTGAGGTCTTCCTTGAGAGTCTGGATTGCCAGTATCCATTTCATACTTAACATAATCCATTTGTTGCTTCAGGTTATTAAAAACTCCAGGACCATATCTCTTTACTGCAGTATCCCATCTTCCAGGAGTTTCCCATTGTGCCACTCCTCTACCAGGACCTCCACCGTCTTGAGCAGTATTTGGTTTTAATCCAGGTGCCTCAATTGAGAAATTGCCAAGAGCAGCAGCAATATGATAAGGTTTTGCTGATGGGAAATTTAATTTGAGTTGATTGTATGCAATTTTTTCATTTCCGCCCAATGGAGGATCAACACTACGAGTTCCAATCTGCCCACCACCTGCAGCATAAGTTGTTCCAGTAATCATTCTTGGTCTGTTTGTTCCTCCACCAGAAGCATTCATTGCCTCTAAAGTGCTTGTACCGTACTTCTGGACAGCACCACGCGACATAACAAATTCACCATCACTCAACATTGCGGGAATTTTATCTACACCCTTTTGTCCACTGATGTATCCAGGTCTTGTACCACCACCAAAAAATCCAAATAATTTTTTAAAGTTTGCAAGTCCACCACCAGCAAATTTAACTCCACCAAAATCTTCAATGCCTTTACTCAGTGCCATAGTACCGGCAACTGCTGTACCAATTTCTAATCCAGCACCTAATAGTTTCCCACCTCTACCGCCAAGGAATCCTGCAACCTTACCAGCACCTCTCAATCCTGCTCTTGCTGCCAATCCTGCTGCTGCTTGAACAAGTCTTAAAGTTCCCCTGATTAGAAGTGAAGATAAACCTCCAATAAATTTACCAAGACCTGTTCCAAATCTTAGATACAGTGCAAGTAGTTTTGGCCAATGTTCACCAAGAAACTTAAAGATGCTCTTGACTTTTTCTTGATTATCTTTATTACCAAACCATTCAATTAGTTTTACAATAGACCTTCCAATAAAAATAGCAATGATTGCATCAATAATTTTATCAAGTAATGACTTGATAGGTGCCAACATCTTTTGTGCTGCACCAAGTGCCTTAGTAAATCCTTTTTCTAAAAGTGCTTCTGCTCCTGCTCTTTTTTCCTTTTCACTCTGTATTCTTTCTCTTTCTAATATCTTTTTCTGAATTTTATTCTGTTCTGTTAAATTGGCAATGATTTGAGATAGAGCATTTTTAATATTATTAATATCATTTGCCCCAGACATATTATCAATCGCTGAAGGCAATGCCAATCTTTTAGTTGATATTCCCTTAAGTAATTTTTGTTTTCCTAATTGGATTCCTACAGCACTTCCTTTTTTAAAACTTTCTACACTAATTTTTTTTGGTTTAAATCTACCTTTCTTTGATTTTACTCTCTTCCATTCATTTGTGATTAATTCTGTTTCCAAGGTTGAATATCTAGTTTTAGACATTCTGGAAGCAACCATTGCTTCTTTTAAATGTCCAGAATATTCATCATAGGACAATTCATATTCATCCTGAAGACCAAGCAGTTCTAAAATCCTTTCATCAATTTTTTCAGTAGATACCTTCTTCCCATTAGAGAGAACTAGAGAACTAATTTTAGAAGGATTGACCGCCATTTGCTTGTTGTTTGAGTTTCTCTTCTTCCAGATGTTGCTTCAATAATTCAACATAAACATCCCTTTCCCAAGGAATCATATTTTCAATCTCTGTTAATGAGTATTTATGATACTGCATTAAAGCAAAGTTAAGTCTGAAGTAGTTCTCAAGGTCCATATGGACCAGTGCTATGCGAAAAAAGATGCTAACCCTTCTAGAACTACTTCACTCTCTACTTTAGTTTTTGGATTTGTAACTGTAATTTTATGAGAAAGTCTTGGCATTGTTTCAAAGAATTTTTCAATTTCTTTGAACTGAGCAGAATTCATCTGCTCTAAAAATTCAAGAAGTTCTTTTTTAGTTACATCAGATGCTGCCCACACTTCATCTTCAGTATAAATTTTATCAATACAAGATGCAATCAATTCAAATGATTGATCCATTGCATTATCATTTTTAAAATCAAAATTAGTCTTAATAAATTGATCCAATGAAGGATACTTCATTTCCATTATAATAGTAGGATCTACTTTAATTTTATTTGTATGAGTTTCTTCCTTTTGAACTTTAATGTCGTCTAGATTGATACTGACGGCAACATTAGTTTCTTCGTCGTCAGGACAAATAACATTAACTTCGATTTCTTCTCCTACCGACTTTCCACGAATATTTAAGAACAAATATTCAATATCAAAAGTAGGAAGAGATTCTACCTTAACACCTTTTGTGATAATGCAATTTTTAATTACTGTCTTAATAGCAGTAGTAATTTGCTTAGTATCTTCACTCTCTAAAGCAATTACTAGTACCTTTTCTTCTTTTACTAGAAATGGTCTGTATTGAACTGTTTCCCCTGTTGATGGCAATTCAAGTTGATAAATTGGCGTACTAATCTTTGGTAAAGGCATAATGTCCTATAGAAAATTTCAGGTATGATTATTTATTCTCAAAATCAAAGATTAAGATTTGCTGCCTGTTGCAAATTAATAGAATTTCCAGATAACTGAGATGCTGACAAAGAAACTCCACCAATTGTTTGGTTTGGAATAATCTGTGGATTTGTAAATACAGATTGATTGAATATTAAACTATTTGCTGCCGCAAGTTGTTGTGGACTTGATCCATTTACATTAGTATTTGGGGTAATGACAGGATTTACAACATATCTAAGATATGTAAGAGAAACTGTACATTTTAATAAGGAAGCAGTATCGTAAGATACAGGTATTGAAGAAACACTGATAGGGAATACTTTTACAAAAGTATACTCCAAAGACCCACCAGTATAGTTTGAGTTTTTACCAGTTCTTTCAAATTTTGTAACTTTCATTCCATCAGCAACATATCCACCACTTGGATTTTTTCCACCAGTTCCCTCAGGATAGTTCATTCTATAAAAATAATTACTACCAGTTGTTCCCACTCTACCACCTTCTTTTTCTGAAATATTTTCCCCAACAATATATTTCATCCAGGTTTCAAAGTATCTGATAGGAAGATAATTTTCTGCATCAACATAAAAACTTAAATCAATTCTATCATCATATAATCTTCTATATACATGTCTTTCAGTTACTCCTGTAAAATCATTATTGATTTCGTGAGTTGCTAGACTTGACCCAGGAAGAGAAGCCTCAGAACACAATAAATTTAATTTGATTTGATCATACTTGACTCCATTACTCGACAAATAATCTGACGTTAATCCACCAGGTCTTGGAATACTTACCTCAAAATGAGAGGTAAGAGCAGGTTGTAGAAGGTTTGCCTTAATTTGGTCTACTGTCCTATTAGTAGGCATCTATAAATACTTTTTGATCCGTTATATTATGTAGTAAGGATAATGGCAGAAAGTATTAAAAGCAAATACAAACCATCATTTCCACAAAAGTATAAAGGTGATCCTAATAATATCATATGCAGAAGTAGTTGGGAAAGACGATTTTGTCATTGGTGCGATTTAAACGAAAATATTATTGAATGGGGAAGTGAAGAATTTTGGATTCCATATCTTTCTCCAGTTGATAATAGGGTTCATAGATATTTTCCAGACTTTATAATTAAAGTAAAAGAAAGTACTGGACAGATTAAAACATATGTGATTGAAGTCAAACCAAAAAGACAAACGGAACCTCCAAAGAAAAAAACAAGAGTGACTAAATCATATCTTTATGAAGCAAAAACATATGCAGTCAACCAGGCAAAGTGGAAAGCTGCAGTTGAATGGTGCGAAGATAGGAGATTGGAGTTTAAGGTGATAACCGAAAACGAATTAGGCATCAAGTAATGGCACAAGGATTTGGACAGTATGTTGGATCTACTCCAAGAGTCAGAGAACTTAAAAAAAGAATTGATAAAGCAAATACAAAAGATCCAGAAGACTTAATGCTCATCATCATGGATGTTCTTAAGGAAGAAGTTTTATATCCAGAACCAGGAAAATTCTATACCTTTATATACAATCCAAAAACACCAAATATTAGATATGACCAGCACCCACTAATTGCCTGCATGGAGTTACAAAAATGGGGATTTAAGGCAATCAATTTTCATTGGAGAAAATCTAGAAACTATACTTGGGAAGAAATTGCAGGAAAACTTCATGTTGTTAAATATGAAGAACTTGATGAATTACTCTCAATACCTTATGCAAAATTTCGTCTAAATAAATAAAAACTATGTGTCAATGTTTAGAACAATAAGACAACATATTCTAAACATCCTCTCTTCTGGGGAGGTATCTTAATGCCAGCAACGAGTTATAGTTTTAAAGATGGTTCTTCTCCTGGTGCCAAAGGATATACAAGCGACCCCTTTCGAGTAAAAGTTGGAAATACTGTAACCAATTACACAGTAAAAACTGATGCGAATGTAGATAAAGATGGTAATATTATTGCGTCAAAATTGACATTACAAGATACTGTAACTGCAAGAAGTGGAAAAACAGAAAGGGCTCTTGCAGTTTCTTTTGATGGTGGAAGAAATTGGTACGATCCCTCTTCTGGTGGAAAATCTAATCTAGTTCCACTTAAACAGGAAATTTTAACAGCAGAACAAATTAAAGCATTAAAACCTGGAGGATCATTATATACAGGATCTAGACAAGCTGGGCAAACATCTGCACAAAAAGCAGAAGCAAGCAAACCTCAACAAGAACAATTGGGAGTTGGAAATGTTGCGGAATTGCCGAAAAAAGATGAACAATCAAAAAACTTTGAGGAGACAGAGAACGAAGTTAATAAAGGTCCTGCGGAAGGAACAAGAGAAAATTACAATGGAACAACTATATTAAAATATCCAGAAAATCTTCAATTAGAACACCAAGATTGTATAAAATTTAGCATATTTAAATATGATCCAAGGGGATTGGGTCTTGTAGAAAATAGAGAGAGAAGAAGACTAAACAAAAAAACTCCAATAGGAACAATTGTTCTTCCCGTCCCTGCAGGAATTAGTGATTCGAATACTGCCGATTGGCAAAAAGATGATCTAGATCTTGCAACTGCAGGAATTTCAGACTTCATTACACAATTTGTCTCTAAGGGCAAAGATGCGGGTGTTGCATCGGCAAAAGAAACACTTGGTGCATTGAGTGATACTGATTCAAAAACTCTTGCATCAATCGTTGCAGTAAAAACTGCCCAAGCAGTAACCAATACAAATGTTCTTTCAAGAGCATATGGGCAGGTCTTAAACCCAAACTCAGAACTATTATTCAGTGGACCATCATTGAGAACCTTTAGTTTCTCATTTAGGTTATCACCAAGAAGTGAAAGTGAAGCAAAGATAGTTAGAACTATTATCAGATACTTCAAACAGGCAATGTCAGTTCAAAGAAGTCAATCCATTCTTCTTCTAAGAGCACCAAATACTTTTGGTATAGAATACCTAACTAGTGGTCAAAATTCACACCCATACTTAAATAAATTTAAGGAGTGTGCATTAACTCAATGCAATGTTAATTACACTCCTGATGGACAGTACATGACTTATGCTACTGAAAAATCAATGACTTCTTATGAGATGCAATTACAATTCCAAGAACTTGAGCCAATCTTTAATGATGATTACACTGACGCTGATAATGGTAAATCAGATTCAAACATAGGTTACTAAAATGGCAAATCCATATTTCCGTCAAGTTCCAAATCTTGATTATGTTAGCAGACTTCCAAATGCTAAGATAGGAGACTATATTCAAGTAAAAAATCTTTTCAAGAAAGGAAAATTAAGAGAAGATATTTTTCAGAACTTAGCATTCTTTGAGAAATACAAGATTCTTGGAGATAACAGACCTGATAATGTTGCATTTGAAGTCTATGGAGATTCAACATTAGATTGGGTAGTTCTTCTATCAAATAATATTGTAAATATTCAATCAGAATGGCCATTAACACAAAATTCATTTGATGATTGTCTTTTTAACAAGTATATGCAACAAGATGATTATACTGAAGAAGATGTTTATAATTCAGTCTACAATGGAATACATCACTACGAAACAACCGAAGTAAAAAATAGTCAAGGAGTAGTCATTGTTCCTGCAGGTCTCCAAGTCTCTTCAGACTATTCAGTAAGTTATTATGATTACTTTATTGACAATCAAGTTGATAGTGGAAATATTGCAGTGCCTGTCACCAATTATGAGTATGAAGAAAGATTGAATAATGATAAAAGAAATATCTACCTTCTCAAATCTACGTACTTAAATATTATTCTTGATGATATGAATGATAATATGCAATACAAAAAAGGGTCTTCGCAGTATGTTAGCGAGACCCTTAAGAGAGCAGATAATATCCGTTTAACTAGTTAATCACTCTTCCGCCAATTTTTGGAAATAGGAAAGAGCATCATCTTCATCATCATCAACTTCCTTAGTAACTACAGGAAGTGAAGGAGACTTAGAACGAGCATAGGACTGCTCCAGTTCTTCTACGACACGACTTTCTGCAGTAGGAGTTACTGAATAGGACTCGTAATCATCCTCTTGCTCAACAACAGCACGAGACTGTGCAGGAGCAACTTTCTGACCCAGAACCATCTTCAGACGACGCTCAAGATCTTCATAAGACTTGAATTGGTCAGGAGCAGTTACTGCAGCAAGAGAATACTCTTTCTTCCAAAGTGCTTCCAGAGCATCATCGTCATCCAGTAGGGGTTCTACAGGACCAAACTCAGACTTATCATAGTTCCAGTAACCATCTTTCTTGACAATCTTCAGTTTGAAGTTTGCACCTTGCCAGAAGTCAAAGGGATTGATAGGAGTCTCATCTTCAAACTCAGGTTGCATAGCTTCCATAACCTTATCAAAGATTTTCTTACCATACTTAAACAGGAAGACTTTACCTTCATTTGCAGGATTTACGGGATCCTTTACAACATAGATGTTGGAGTAGTAAGACAGTTTACGCTTCTGCTTACGGACAGTTTCTTTATTTGATTCAGTGCCAGTGTTCCACAGTTCGCGGTTGTATTCACCAAGAGGATCTTTACCTCCAATGGTGGTGAGAGAGTTCTCAATATACCAACCACCAGGACCTTGGAAAGCGTGAGAATACATCTTTGCCCAGGGAAGTTCTTCACCTTCAGGGGCGGGCAGGAAACGAATCACTGCGAATCCGTTACCAGTTTTATCCATCTCGGGTTTCCAGAGACGCTCATCAGCACCACCAGAAGTAGTGCTCATCTTCTCAACTTCCTTTACCAGTTTGGAAGTGAGGGAACCCAGTTTGGATTGTTTTTTGAGATCAGAAAAAGACATTTGTATACCTCGGATTAATTGGATTTGGCTTTTGGTACTTCGTTATTCTACTTGTCAGAACCAGTTTTGTCAATCTGTTCTTTCATTACTTCAAGCATCTTGGACATATTGTTCAAGATGATATTCATATCAGTGCCTGGTGGCATACCCATCATAATTGCAGATTGCGTAATGCGTTCTTTCATTTCAATTGCTTCAGGGTCATCAGAAAGACTTAAGCGAGTATAAAGAACTTGCTGTTTACTTAGAAGTTTATCTAAAAGATTAACATGACGAATTTTATCATCAGTTGTCATTGTGGGAAATTTAAAGACACTTCCATAAACTTCCTCTTGCAGTTCGGATATTTCTGCCATCTCTGCACGAACAATTTCAGAATTAAAGAAACTCATGAATCTCCTAAAATTACTTCTTTCAAAATCTTCCTATAACGAAATACATCAATATTTAGAAAAGGGTTGTACTTTTTAATTCTACGACTGACGGTTTCCCATACTGGGTCTTTGAGTTTCTTATCAAAGTTATTACCGTACTGGAAGATTCTATCACAAATCACCAGTGTCTCTAGAGAAATCTTCCCGCTCAGGAATTTTTTAAGAAGTGGTGGGTGTCCTTTTGAACAATCAAAGACTTCCTCAAACTTATTTTCTTCAAATATCTTTTGAGTTTCTTCCTTAAAGACATAAGATAATGATTGAACTTTCTTCTGCCATTCCTTATATCTTGTTTCCCCTTCTTTCATAATCTCTCCAATCCAAAGAGATTCTGGATCATTACAAGATACAAAATTTGCAACAAAGAATTCTACGATTTCTTTATCGGTCTTTTGGCGAGTAACCTTTTCAAACCAGAAACGATCTTTACGCTTATAGAAAGATTGAAGAGTTGCTCTACTTTTACCGCAGTACTTATGATAGTCATAAGAATCTTTTGTAAAGTGATTCTTTAGAGCAAGATATTCGCGATAGGCATCAAAGGGCATCATTAAAAAAGTAATATAGTGATTTTTTGCCGGGAAAAATTTCGCCCCTAAAATGAATTAGAGGGGTAATTTTGCCCTGGAACTTCTCTTGAGAAAATTAAGTTCCATTGCTTCGTACTTAATCTTTTCCTTAAGAGGTTTAGAAATAAGTTTAGGGACTGACTCCACATCAATACTATTCAGTTCACAAAAGTGAATGATTGCATCAATGTAACTCATATCCCCATTAATTTGAACAAGATTTTCAATCTCTTGAGCGAATCTTGACGGGCAAAAGAATTTACTTTCCAGTACCTTTTCTAGTTCATTCTCCATCTGACCCAGTATTGTGATGTACAAATTTTTTGATATACCGAACTAATAACTTAATATAATCGCCTTTGTTCCTTTTGTCAAATACTTTAACTTCACCACTAGGAGTAACCATTAAAGTAATCAATTTAACTGGAGCAATATCCGTTAGTTCGTAATAGGCAGCAGCATAAAATGTTTCTTGAACAAAGTAATTTTCAATCCACTCTTCAGGTTTAATCTTATCCGATGTCTTAAAGTCTATAACTGCAAGTTCTCCTTCATATTCAGCAATACAATCAACTCTTCCAGCGAGTCCAAAATATTCTGAGTATAAAGTCCTTTCAATTGCATGAATATTATTTATCTTATCAAGATAAGGCTTAGCATGAATGAACATAATCTTTGTCATTGGTTGGTAATTGTTCCAATCCAATTCCTTGTTTTCCAAATAATCCTGACAGACTTGGTGAAAATCTGTTCCTCTTGCAGTTGCTCTTTTAGTAATACGGTTTGCTTCTTCAAGACCAACTCTTTGTCTCCACTTAACAAAGATGTCCTTGTTATAAAAAGAAGTTACAGAAGTAATAGAAGGCACCCATTCTCCATTGGGTAGGTTATAGAGACGGATGCTTTCTGTAGTTTTACATTCTAGTTCAATGTCACCCAGATAATTATGATGAATAAAACTCATAGACCAGATTCCATTTTTGCAATAATATACTCTTTAACAAATCCAGAGCGGACAATATCTCCTACACCAAATTCAACAATATCAATTGAAGGCATTACACGGAGAATCTTCATAAAATCAATAATACCATTCTTTTCGTTTGTTTTAACTAAGTCAGATTGAGTGGCATCACCACAGAACATAATCTTAGAATTTTCACCAACACGAGTAATGATACTATCAAGTTCGTGAAAGTTTAGATTCTGAAACTCATCTACAATAATGATTGCATTGTCCAGAGTAGTTCCCCTAATAAAAGAAGTACTCCAAAAACTAATCGTTCCTTGAGTTTTGAGGTTTCCATATAGCATTTCGAACGATGCTTCATCAGGCAACTCAAACATATACTTCACCATATTCTTATAGGGAATTTGGTAAAGAGAAGACTTATCTTCATGGTCTCCAGGAAGGAAACCAATCTCACGAGTTGCAACAAGAGACCTTACAATATAGATTTTCTCATAAGGAGTTTTTTCATCAAGAACATCTTTTAGAGCATTATACAAGGTAATAAATGTCTTACCTGTACCAGCACATCCATAAGCAACAATATTTTGTTCTAACTTATAAGACTTAAATAGTGCTTCTTGATTATCTGTGAGAGGTTCAATATCTCTTATAATATCAAGACTAATTGGTTTTTTCCTTTTCATTTGCCTATTACTCATACCAAAAGGAACTGGATTCTTGGGAGTATTTTTTCTTGCCATAATAAGAGTCAGATAGATTTTACTTTTGAACCAGGAACCTTTGATGCTCTATGAAGAACATCATTCCAGCCTGGATGGGATTTCTTCAGTCTATCATAAACTTCTCCCAGTTCTCCTGAACTTGGGCAAGTAGATGGATCAGACCAATCTCTATCCCACTCTGGATTGTCCTTTTTCCATTGATCCCAATCATGAACACTCATTACAACATCTTTTTGTTCACCAGTTTCTTTATTAATAACAGGATAAGTTGCCAACTTTATTACTCCATAGTATGTAAGGGTATTTATTCTATGCAAATAGAGGGTGCATCCACACATTCTGTACAACCTTCACGAGTCCATTCAAGTGCAGAAGATACAGCAGGAAACTGACAAGTAAAGAGGCAACGAATTGCTTCTGCAATATCCTTATGTTCTTTCTGAGTACCGTGTGCTGAGCGAAGGTCGATATAGTGAATCCAGGACCTCACAGAACCCGTCATATAGAGGCGTGTAGGCGTTGCAAGAGGCAGGACGAACCTTGCACACTCCTTTGCCACTCCTGCCTCTAGGAGGCGGTCATAGAGTCTCTGAGCAGCAGCAAAATGAATCCTAATATCTTCAAGCAATGTCAGTTTCAGATAATCGCCCATATCATTAATTGAGTTCTGGCGATTCTTTGTATCCTGACGACGAAGTTCTGGTAGAGGAATAGTTCCACCAAGCAGATTCGTATCTGCATATCGTTGAGAAAACTCCTGAAATGTAAATGACCTGTGTCGCAGTATCTGAGCTGCAATACCACGAGTCGTATTAATCTCAACAGTCATTGTTGCCTGTTCAAAAATACTCCAGTGTTGGTGCTTAATACAATACTTAAGTAATCCAGAGAAATTATCATTCTCTTGATTGTTTGGATTACTTACACGAGCACAATATGCCATGTGCTTCTCTGCATCAGGAGTAACACTAATTAGTTTTACTTCTGGTTTCATAAGTTCGTAGTCTTCAAACTTCATCGTCATAAAATACTTCGTCGTAATCTGCAATGTACTGAGAAATCTGTTCGTATGGTAGAGGTTTATATTCATCTACATCTACATCAGAACAAATCTCTGACTTAAGACATTCTACCAGAGATTCAAGATTTTGTACAATTAACTTAAGCTTTTCTTGATCCATTCATATCAACCCGGACAAAGGTAATTATACACAAAAAAAGAGGGGTAGTCAAGTACCCCTCTTTCTCAATCTCTTTGTCTCCAGTCATCTGGTTTATCTTCAGTGAAGAAATCTATAATATCATCAACTGTATTAAATCCAGATACTCCTTTGGACTCATGACCAATTCCACCAATATCAAGTTGGTTCAAAAAATCATCTAATCCACCTTCTTGCATATCAGGATTTTCTGCTTTACGTCTTGCCTGACGAAGCAGTGTGCCAGCACTTCTATTTGCCTGAGCAAGTTTCTCTGCCCAGATCATCTCACTTAATTCTACCGATTCACCTTTTACAATTCGTTCACATATTGCTTCAAGTCGAAGACGATATTGTGTAGAGAGCATAAACTTTACCAGATATAGTGTTATTTATTTTAGCGTTCAATATAACTCAGAGTATGATTCTGAGCATAAAGTTGTTGGATAATGATGTCACAACCAATCTTAGGATTGCAATCACCACAAGTGTAGACATCAACTGCTGCTTTACCTTCTTCAGGCCAAGTATGAATTGAGATATGACTTTCTGAAAGCAAACAAATAACGGTGACTCCTTGTGGTTCAAACTTCTTTGAGATAGTCTGAATCACAGTAGCACCGCTTGCAACTGCTGCGTTTTCTAGTAAGTCTATAAGACAACGCTCGTTATCCAAAAGGACAAACGAGCATCCGTACAAGTTAAGTAAGTAATGCTTCCCCATCAGACTATGGATTCTCCTCTGCTTCTTTAATTAGTTCACTCACATATGTCTCAGTTCCATCCATAGTCCTAACTGTAAACAGAGGAGACTTCATATATTTTTTGACTTTTTTATACTTCTTCAGTAATTTTTTAACTTCATCTTTATAGATTGATACTTCAATCTTTTCTTCACTAAAACCTTCACTCATTTTCTTTTCTTTTTTTCTTCAGGTGCTTTGTAACCCCATAGTTTGGGATTAACTCTTCCATAACCAAAGTCAATTTTTTGAATAGAACCTGGACCATATTTGTCATAGTACATATCAAAAAGACTTACTTTTTTCGCTGCACGACAAAGATCAATACATTCTTTACCATCAACAACATACCAAACTAGATATGCATCGCTGGGAAAAGAAGCATCTTTTGTTTTTTCAATTGCAGTTTTTTCTAAAAGAATCTCACAACCATACTGAGAAGGAACAATATAATTTTCATTTACCTTATCCAATTGTTGCTCCTCCTGTTCATTTCTTACAACATTACGAAGTCTGCTCACGAACGACCACCCCAAGTAATTTCAGGATATGCACTCTTTACAATTTCATGATTGATTTTATATTTATCAACAAGTCTTCCATCTTTAACAAGAATCAAAAGTTCTGCTTCTTTCGGATGAAGACCCTGAAGAAGATTGATAAACATCATCTCTCTACGAATAGTAGAAAGTGTATTATTACCACCCTTTACATAGTGATAAAGATTTTGATATTCTTTACGCAAAGAAGTGCGTCCCCTACCATCTAAATCTTGTCCAGTAGCAGATTCGCCACCAACTGCTTCTCTAGATAGATTTTGTGACAGAGTTCCAGAATATACATTCTGATCCTTTAGGTCTCCATAAGGAACATCTCCTTCAGGAAGAAGAGAGATTACAGTATCATCAAAATTCCAAATAAAAATAGTCTTAAGAGAATCGTGTTCGTAGGTTTTAAGAACCTCAATTTTCTTTTCTGTAGAACGTTGCTTAGAAGCAAGTTCTAGAATTTCAAAAACAAATGGATTGGAAGGAAGACTGTCAATAGGTTTTTCAGTCGTCTTCTTCGTCTTCGTCGTAGTCATAGTCATTCTCAAATCGTACTGCTAAAATTTCATCAGGAATAATATTCCCATTTTCATCAAACATCTCTGGATGTGTGTTTAGTGAAGCAATATAATTTCTTTCATAGAAATGTTGCTTTGCCATCCATCCTAACATACCACCAACAAAAAAGAACATTATTGAAACTAATGTGCCGATGGTTAGAGTTACTGCTAACATTTTTCTTTCTCCAGAGAGTTATTTTTTTCTAATATCGAAGTGAAATTCAATGAAGAAATGAAACTCTCTACGAAAGAGAGAAATCATTTTACCAAACTTCACTTGAAAAGTTTTTGGCTTTGATGACTCTCTCTTCCTCCTATTCCTAAGTAACAGTTCAACACCCCGATTAATCTGGGGTTCTGGTTTATTTAGTTTGTTTTTTCCTTCTTCCCGGTCGTTTATCATAATTATATTTCCAAGCGTCTTCAAGAATTGCATAAAGATAATTTCTTATCTTTCTTGCTTGCGGTTTTGGAATATGACCATAACCTTCACGCAATTGTTTATGTATTTCATCAGCACCACCTTCTAGGTATTCGTCCAGATCCATAACAAGATTACTAATCTCACTTGCGGTGGCACTTTCAATAAACTCTTCTACCTCACGCCTAAGTGTTCCACGAATTTTTAAGTAATCATAAAACTTCAAAACAAATTGTCCATTGAAAGCAAGATCGATTGCCTTTTCAACATCAAAATAAACTTCGTGAAAAGTAGATTCCATTAGACTAGATTTTGCTCCTTAAGATATTGAACAGTGTCTGTACATCCACCAAGATGTGTTTGATCATTCAGGATAACTTGAGGAAATGTAGAACCTTCTCCAAATTCAGAATAAAATCCTTCACGATCAAAATTAGTCCCTAGGGTATAAACTACATGCTCAAGATTTGCCAACTCTAACACCTGCTTAATTTTGCTGCAATAGGGGCAACCGTCTTTTGAATAAACTGTAAATTTCATGATTGTTAAGTATATAAGATAATTTATACGATTACAGGTTCTGCCATACTTTCGGGCAAAACATTTTGTGCTTCAAGTTGTTTATCATCTTCCATTCTTGTTGATGGAATATTTACAACTTGATCAAGAAGAATTTTAACTTGCTTGTAAGTCCTCCCCTCTGCAAAAGATACCATCAGCATGGCATCATGAATTGTTGCAGTATCACAAATTTTCTTACCATTCCTATCAAAGACTGAATAGTGATCAGTATATTCAATCTGTTGAAGTTTTTGTATCTGATTCATTTGATGTAGATGGTGGCTTCTCATTATAGGTCTTTTTTGGCATATTGTAAAGACCAGGCCAAGTGTCTCTAATAATTTCTGCGAGTTTGTATGGAGTTGTTGAATTTATCATGAAGCATTATTCCTTCTTGGGCGATAACTATAAAGATTTGTGGGTTTTGGTGGTTTCATCCAGTCCTCTATTTTATCCAAACTATCTTCATTATAGAAGTCTTGTTGGACATACCACAACTTCCAATATTCATGTCCTTTGGATTGATTGCAAGAATGACAACAGCATACCACATTTCTTGTAATATCTAAACCACCTTTTGATTGTGGAACAACGTGGTCTAATGTTAGATTTTCTTCAGAGTTGCAGTAAGCACATTTATGATTCCAACTTTCTTTTATGTGTTTTCTCCATAATCGTTTTGCTTCAGATGAACTTGTTGTCTGCAAATTAAACAAGTATTCTTGAGGCGACTGGAGAATATCCATAAGTACCTGCGACTTGTGAATATTTATTTCACCTAACGTGGTGTCCTCCAAACATATAACGCATTCCGTTCAGGATTTTTGCTCCGAAGGATCCGAGATTGCGTGAGTTAAATCTTTCAAATAGTGCAGTAGTAATGACAGGAGCGGGAACCCCCAAATCCACAGCGGCAGAAACAGTCCAACGACCCTCACCGCTGTCGGATACGCCTCCAGAGAACTGTTTAAGGCTACCATCCCTGCGTAGCACATCAGCAGTAAGGTCAAGTAACCAAGACCCAACCACGCTACCACGACGCCATAACTCAGCAACCTCAGCAACATCAATATCATAGCAATAGGATTCTGGGTCTGCCATAGGGGCAACCTCTGCATCACCTTCTCTAACATACTGAGCACCTGCATTAGCGTTCTTGATGATGTTAAATCCTTCTGCGTATGCTTGCATAATACCATACTCAATACCATTATGCACCATCTTTACAAAGTGTCCTGCACCTGGACCACCACAATGCAACCATCCATATTCAGCAGAAGTTATGTCTGAGTCAAACTGAGTCCTGGGGGCAGCATTGATTCCTGGGGAGAGTGCGTCAAAAATGCGCGAACAAGTGGAGACTGCAGTATTTCCACCTCCAACCATAAGACAGTATCCACGATCCAAACCATAAACACCACCGCTAGTGCCACAATCAATATATTGGATACCAAGTTTTGCCAAGCGTTCTGCTCTCTTCCGACTGTCCTTAAAATTGCTATTGCCATGATCAATAATAATATCTCCTTCGTCACAATATCGTAGTAACTCATTGATTGTCTCCTCTACTGTTTCTGCAGGCACAACCATCATGAAGATGCCTGGACCATATTTGTCTGATACTCCGCTCTGAGTATGTTTTACTACTTGAGCAAGGCTTTGTATAGAAGTTGTAACACCGTTAACATATCCGTTTTCGTATGCTTCTTGCGCTTTTTCATAGTTCCTACGATAACCCCAAACTTCTATTCCTGCCTTCATCATACGACGGGACATACCTTCACCCATTCGTCCCAGTCCAATCAATCCAACTCTCATTTTTCCCAATCCTCGTAAATTTTTCTAAAATAAACATCAACTTTTGACAAACTATCTAAATGAATATCACAAACATAATTATGATCATCACACCACTGAAGTGCAATCTCATGAAACTTTTCTTCACTTATAACTCTTTTAACACCATACAATCTGGAGAACGATGACATCACAAAATGCCAACATTGATCTTCAGATTTCATCTTTCTTATCTAAAACAGATTCCCAATCCTTCTGAAAAAGTTCTAGACCCTTATCAGTCATAATGTTCTTATACATTGCCCAGAATACAACGGGAGGAATTGTAACCACATCAGCACCAGCAAGAGCAGATTGTTCTACCTGCCTTACATCACGAAGAGATGCTGCAAGAATTTGTGTAGATGTTCCTGAGTAATCAAATGCCTTACGAATGTTTTTGATGAGTTCAATTCCATCTACAGAATTGTCCATCCAACGACCAACGAAAGGTGAGATGAATGTTGCTCCTGCTTTAGATGCAAGAATTGCCTGTGCCACTGAGAACACAAGAGTTACATTAACTTTAATTCCTTTATCGGAAAGTGTCTTACAAACCTTAAGTCCCTCTACAGTACAAGGAACTTTGATTGTAACTGGAGGAGCAATTGTGTAATAATTTTGTGCTTGGGAAAGCATTTCTTCTGCGGTATCAGCAACAACTTCTGCAGAAATACTTTCTAGTTTTGAAAAAGAATTTGATATTTCTTCAATAACTTCTTGAAGTTGTCTACCACTTTTAAGAATCAAAGTGGGATTTGTAGTAACTCCATCTAATAGTCCAGTCTCATATGCTGGACTAATCATTGAAACATCTGCGGTATCTAAAAAGATCTTCATAAAAAAGTAAGAACTCATAAGTAATTATACGGAGTTCTTTCTAAGGTGTCAGATTTTGTTATGAATTAAAGACATAATAAAAAAGACCCCGAAGGGTCTTATAAAATCAAAGAGCATTTCCTCTAGGAAGAACTTCCTCAGGAAACACAAAGTTTTCGTGAGGTTGATCTGCGGGTGCCATCCAAGCACGTAAACCTTCATTCAGAAGAATGTTCTTCGTGTAGAAGGTTTCAAACTCAGGGTCCTCTGCTGCACGAATCTCCTGACTTACAAAGTCGTAAGCACGAAGATTAAGAGCCAAACCAATAATACCAATGCTACTAGTCCATAACCCCATGACAGGTACAAACAGCATGAAAAAATGAAGCCAACGCTTATTACTAAAAGCAATGCCGAAAATCTGTGACCAAAAACGATTTGCTGTAACCATTGAATAGGTTTCTTCTTCCTGGGTCGGTTCAAACGCTTTGAATGTATTTGCTTGCTCACTATCTTCAAATAGAGTGTTTTCTACAGTTGCTCCATGAATGGCACAGAGAAGTGCTCCACCCAGTATACCAGCAACTCCCATCATAT